AAGCAGTGGTATCAACGCAGAGTACTGCTCCTCAATACAGAGTGCTTACTCAGCCTGATGCTATGAACAATTATCAGTACACGATTGAGTGCAAAATCTGCTTCTTAAAAGATGGAGAGTGTGCTGCTGAAATAGGAGAAGCAAATCGGAGTAATCTTGGTTCCAAAGGTCGAGGGAATCCTGCCAACATGGCTGAGAAAAGAGCCTACGACAGAGCAGTGTTCCGTCTGCTAGGAATTACAGGTTTGCTTTCAGAGGAAGAATTACAAGATGAAGAACCAGATGATGATAAAATGGATGGATTAAGTAAAGATGAGAGTAAAGCGATAGCACCGACTGTCAATCAATTGCTGCTTGCAAAAACGAAGGAAGAGTTTGCAATATTCAACAAGGACATGAAGGACAAAGGCAAAAGATCTTCAACCTAACCAGCTTGATTATCTTAGAAAGTTATACAAGAAATTATTGGCTAATGTTCAAAGCAGTTTCTAGCATGGTAAAAGTAAAGATAACAAGACAAGAAGCTTCTAGAATTTCATATGAATCATGGAATCTCGATGCTCCTAGCTTCTACATAATAGAAGGAGAAGTTGTAAAAGACAAGCCTTGGTATTTCAATTCTAAATCAGAGATTGTAAAATGCAATGACATAAACTCAGGCAAGCATCAAAAAAGAATTGAGTTTGGAAATGCATTTGAGACTGCAGAACAAGCATCACAAGCAAGAGATGCAATTAAAGCTCAGCTAAAAAGCATACAATGAATCTCACTGCAAAACAAATAGGATCTAGAGAAGATCTCTCCCAGCCAATTAGACTGCTATGAGTCTTGTCCCAAAGCTCTTCTACTACAGAGATTGGTTGAAGCTCTCTCTTGAGCAAGACAGGATTCATATGGATTATGGAAATGCAATCCCACAATGCGATAGAATCTATATACTTGGAATATGATAACCATTTTGGAGGAGGATGGCAAGCAGGAGAGTTTAAGAAAGTTATAGAGCGATTTGAGATGCACTGGAAGAAAAGTAATGTTCCTCAGTCTTCTTATGAAAAGGTTATGAACACTGCATTCGGTAAGGAAATGCAATTCAAAAACAAAGAGGCTCTCTATGAGTACATGTATGATGATGGAATAAAAATGCTGAAGTCATACTGGGACAATAAAGAGCTGCTCTTGACTCAGCATAAGTTGGATCTTGTAAAGTTCGAGCTGCCAATGAAAGTTCCGATGGTGAATCCAAGCAATCCTAATGAGAAGCTTCCTATACCATTGAGCTTGCGCATTGATGCAGAGACGCGCGATGAGCAAAAAGGAGTGGACTTCAAAACTAGTAAATCAAAATACGATCCTGTGGAGACTAGGAAAAAAATACAAGGACAGTGCTACTGTTTTGTAAAAGGATATAGAGAATTTGATTATGTTGTCCTCCGCAAAGATCTTAAATCTGATGATAGAATAGAAGTTGTCTCTCTTGTGTATGATGAGGCAGACATGCAGGCATTCTATCATCGGGTTGAGGCAATTCTGGCTGGGATCTCTCAGAGACACTTTGAGAGACCACAGCGCGGTCATCAGAATTGGTGTGATTGTTTGAAGTATGATAAATTATTAAGTGTGGAAGGAATTGTATTAAATAAATAGCATGGGAAAGATTCAAATAGTAGACAAGACAGAGTTCGAGAGGGCAGTTGAAGATGCATTGCTAGTAGGAGCGCAAGTCGTCATGAATGCATCAGCATTCGGGAAGACAGTTGAGGAGTTACAGACTCTTGGAGAGGCAATCCAATATGCTTCTGACAAAGGTGTTGATGTGGTTGTGTGTGCAAATAAATTATCAGAAGTAAACGAGTAATATGGAGAATTCAAAAAAATACACAGAGGCTCATGGTGGAGATTTTATTCGCTTTGAGGAAAATGTTCCTGTCACTGTCAAACTATTGAAAGACAAGGAGGTAAAAATAAAAGATACTTTCAAAGGTGGAGAGCTTGATGGCATGCGCTATCTCGTTGAGCTTCCTGGTGGAGAGAATACGACATTCCAGACAGCTGGCATTACTCTCATCAGTGCTCTCGCGAAGTGCAATGAGGGTGATACTGTGACAATAACAAAAGTGAAGCGTGGAGTGATATTAGCATGGGAGCAGTCTACGAGGTGAAGAAAGGCGATGAGGACATCAGCATGGGAGTTGATGGAGAGCCAGCAGTCGGAGAGGCTCCTGCAGAGGGTGAATGGTAATATGATACAATTCCCTTCAACTTTTCACGGATTTAGAAAGACTGTAACTGTTCTTGGAGAGAGTCTTCTCACTCTGTCTATAGATGAGACTTTCTCCAAGGAGGCTGCAGAGCTTCTAGGAAAGCATACCAATGCAATGTTCATGGTGTACTTGGAAGACATACAGCCAGAGGATAATGTTCAAAGATGACTCAAAGTCAATCAAGGAAAAGTTTATTGCTAGGATGCATGTGTTGCTTTCTGATATAGCAGAGCTAGATGGTAAAGACTCCAGAGGAAGTTAAAGGAGGAATTGAAGAAAAGTCTCATCAAAGAAGGTACAATAAAAAGCAGCACAAAAGAACTCAGTGTCAAACAGCTTGCAGTTGTATGCAATTCATTGGAGAGTGTAATTAAGTCAAAACATGGATGAAAATAATAAAGAAATGGAGAAGTTGTTTTCAAAGAATCCATTTGAAGGATATTTGGAGCGAATAAAAAGAGTATCAGCTAAGGATGGTCAAACTGTTAATCCTGTCCATGAAGTCGTAAATACTTATTATAAATCGAAAGGACTTGATGGAAAACCAAAGAAATTCTATGAAGGAAGGAACAGCTATGCAAAACTGGCTAGAGAGAGTAAAAAGCTTCTTGAAGGATGCAATGGAAGCCTGGATGATGCACTCTGGTCTCTGGACAAAATGAAATATCTCGCAGACAAAAAAGGGTTTGATTGGTCGATCTCAACCTGTTTAAAGCATGATTTGAATTGGAGTGGTGGAAAGAAAAAATGAACTCTATAGAAAAATTTGATTCAAAATATAAGAATAAAGGTGGCTTCCAAAAGCTAGTTGAAATGCGTGCTCTTTCAAGAACAGAGAAAGAAATTGGAGAACACTTTGGAGTCTCTCGTCAATTGGTGGGTGAATGGATACGACACTTGTTTGGAAAGAATTACGATCCAAGAAGCAAAAGAAAGGCAACCATTATAGAAGAGATGCTCCATTTTGCTAGAGTGCATGGATTGGCACAATATACAAAGTTGTTCAAAGACAGTGAATATTATTACGAAGTATTAGATCTTCTTGATGGAGAAATTCCAACATGATATTAAGTGATGTAGAAATAAAAGAAGAAATTGCGAATGGAGCAATAATTGTTTCCGGATGGGATGGAGAACTAAGCATTGGTCCAAATTCAATGGACTTGCATCTCGATAACAAAGCTCTGATACTTCCTGCTGCATCAGCCTTCAATAGGAGACAAAAATCATTATAGAGCTTTCAGTCTTGATGAAGACATGTCAAAGCTGTACACAAAGCACGACGACTGGGAGGATATTATGATTAGCCCAGGAGACTTTATGCTCCTCTCCACAAAGGAAAAAATAACATTCCCAGACAGCATAGTTGGTTTTGTTCAAGGTCGTAGTTCTATTGCACGTGCCGGCATCCAAGTGCACGCTGCAGGATTTGTTGATTCAGGATTCTCTGGAACGATAACTCTTGAAGTGACGAACATGACTGATGTTCCCCTGATAATACCGAAAGACATAAGAATATGTCAGATGGTGTTCGAACGCTCTATAAAATGCTCGGAAGAGTCTTATGCAAAGAGGAGAAACTCTAAATATCAGAACCAATCAGGACCTGTGCTTAGCAAAATAAGGAATGAGCTGTCATGAAAGTTAAAACAATTATCATAGGTGCTGGCATAGGAGGATTAGCTGCAGGAGCTTTCCTAAAGCAGAATGGAGATGAAGACTTCTTGATTATAGAAAAGCAGCCATATGTTCCTAACAATCTGAGCAATGGACTGCACTATCTTCATGATATAGATTTTCCTCTTCCCTTCAAAATGGATTTCAAGAAATGTCTCCTCACAGAGAGCATATGGGACGCAAGAGCCAATACTTTCAAAGAAAAAGCCACTCTTCCAGAGGCTTTCGAGTATTCCAAAAAAGTTATGGACAACTTGCGCCATCCTAGCTCTATATTGGATCCTGGCAAGCGTGATTGTGTTTGGATTCCTGAGAGCAATGATATGAATGAGCTGATAAAGAAGTATGAAGAGTATATTGGGACTGACAAGTTTATGCTGAATGCTAATGTTTTGTCAATAGACGAACAAGATAAAACAATAAAAGCATCAAACACAGAGGATGGAGCTCTTATTGAATATGAGCATATCATCTCTACAGCTCCTGCTCCTCTCATGCACAATATGCTTGGAAATCACAATGACATGAGTGCTTACTATAAAAAGAAACCACTCTACATAACAAACTACAAGACCACAAACATAGTGCCGAACTGGATGATTGTGCTCTACGTGTCAGATCCAAAGTTTCCTCCTTATCGCATATCATGCTTCAACAATGTTATAAGCATGGAGTCAATGGTAAAATTAGGAACTGCTGATGAAGTTATTATTCAATACTTGATTGGAGGTCTGTTTGAATATGAGCTTGATACTGTGAGCAGTTATGTTTGGGAGACAGGAAGAATATTCGGAAGGAATAAAATAGAAAGAAAGGGAATGGTTGATATGCTCACAAATAAAGACATATGGCCAATAGGTCGGTTTGGTCTTTGGAACGGAAAGCTACGCATGGATGATACGATCGAGCAGGCGCAGAGAGTGGTTGGCACTTTGGTCATGGGAGAGCACTCAAAAGGAAAGTTTACAAGACAGAATGTAATTGAATCATTGTATGAGTAGTAAAGGAAAACACTGGAAGCTATCTGCTGATACAAGAAAAAAGCTTAGTGATTCTAAAAAAGAGTTTCTAAATAATCATCCAGAAAGAAAGAAACCATTCTATGATTGGAGTGGAAAGAAGCACAAAAAAGAGACAATAGAAAAAATGGCTAAGAATAGTCCTCGCAAAAAACACACTGAAGAAAGCAAGAGAAAGTTAAGGATTGCACACATAGGAATAAAGGCATCAGAAGAAACAAAAGCAAAAATGGGACAATCAAGATTAAAAGAAAGAAATCCCAATTGGAGAGGAGGAATAAGTAATGGAGAATATAGTATAGAGTTTAATAAAACTCTCAAAGAAAGCATAAAAGCTGGAGATCGAAAAGTTTGCCAACTGTGCAACAATGAAGATACTCAACTGCATATTCATCACATTGATTATGTTAAGAGCAATAGCTCTGAAAGGAACCTTATTGCTCTTTGCGATAAATGTCATGGAATGACAAATGGTTCAAGAGAGTTTTGGACTGGATATTTCAAAGATTTGCAGAACTTCAAATACATTCTTGAAGAGATATTTGAATTAAAAAAAAGAAAATCATTGGATTATGGAAATAGTTACAAAATTGGTGGTCTTGATGGAATTATTGGCCAAATAAATAATAAAATAATAAGATTATGGAATCTTCAATCAAATGAAACTTATCCTGCAAATGAGCCGATAAAAGATACTTATAAAGATCTTGCAATATACTGTTTGATGGCATTAGAACTTATTGAATCAGGGAATACAGAACCAGATGAAAAAGAAATGTCGAAATTATTTAGGAAAAGATTTAACAGAAATCTGTTAGAAATGCAATAACATGACCACAGAAGAACTACTGCTTGCAAAACAACTGAATGCTGCAATGCGACAATTGCACACAGTATTGTGTATTGCAGGTCTTGGAAATCTTCAACAGATGCAAGAGGTTGAAGAGTTATTATTATCATCAGAATTCTTATTAACAAAACTAATTGAAGAACAAAAATGAATATTTCTCTAGTAACTCATACTCCCCAGCCTCGAAAAGCCATAGCAGCAGCATTCCTCAATATGGGAATAGGGAAGGACATCGAGTCTCTTGATGATATCACTGACGCTGAAGCTGAAGACACCCTCAAGGAGATATTTAGCTCCCATCTGACTGCACCTTTGGAGTTTGCTTCTTTCAACTTCTTCTGGAAGGACATCCCAATATTCTTGAGAGCACAGCTGGTGCGCCATCGTGTAGGGTGGAGCTATGCTGAACGGAGCTTGCGTTTCTTCGATGCAAACTTGCGTGATCCTCTTAAAGATTATGACTGGGATGCAATGCCAAGTCTCAAGGGAGCAAAGTTTGTACATCCATTCACTGGAGCAGAAGTTGAAATGAACGAACTGATGCATGCAGAGATGGAGCGACAACTGGTTATTTACTCTGAGATGATAAAACAAAAGATAGACCAGCAAGATGCAAGAAACATTCTTGGTGTGTGGTATCCGACTGCCATGCAGACTGCAGTTACCTATCGTGCGCTACGAGAGACTATGGCTGACCGTCTCTCATCACAGGCTCATCCATTTTGGCAAAAGGCTGCCAAACAAATTAAAGAGTTGGTTACAAAGGTCGATCCAATTCTTGGAGCAGGACTCATTGACAGATGTGAGATGTCAGGTCGCTGTGTTTGGTTGAGCAAATTCGATCGTGGATGTCCTGATTGTGTTGCTCGTGGATGGCGCAGTGAGCATGTTCACAGCTGGACAAGAGACACTAGCTTTGGGAAGAATACGCAATGCGATTGTGGAGAAATTAATAAAAAGCTATTGGGAGAAGCAAAATAAAATGGAAATATACAAAGTGGGTCAGAAGGTAAGAAATTTGGACTCTATAAGAACTATACAAAAAATAGTTGGCAAAAAGATTTATTGGAAGAGCAAAACCAATGAAGGTGTTTGCACTGCAAGCTCTTTGTATAGCTGGTCTCACAGAATTTAATCGTGAGGATCCTTGGCATTTTAATGGTTAAAATGTCAAGAGATTCTTGAGATAAAAAGAAGTATACTTATATGAGATGTCCAGTTACAGATAAAAAATGCTATAATGAATATGAAGGAAAAGAAGTTCTTGAATATGAGCAGAGCATCTCTCCTGCATATAAACTCCGATTGTATAGATGTGAGTTCTGTGATTTTTGGCATCTTACTCACAAAAAGAATAAAATGACTTTATGAGAAAATGCTATGACTGCAGAGAAGAAACTGAAGAATTGTTTTGTCTGAATTGCCAAAAGAAAAGAGACTCTGGAATTGCAGACACTAAAGGCTCATCAACTCTGATAATATACAATACAATATGAAAGACAATTTTGTCCATCTTCACAATCATTCCACTTACAGTTTCACAGATGGCTATGGACTGCCAGAGCAGTATATAAGTCGTGCAGTAGAGATTGGACAACCAGGACTTGCAGTGACAGACCATGGAAATATTAGCGCTCACTATAAGTGGTACAAACAATGCAACAAAGCAGGAATAAAGCCCATCCTTGGATGTGAGATGTATATTGTAAAAAATAAAGAAGACATCAGAGAGCGTGAATACAACCACATCATACTTCTTGTAAAGAACAATGTAGGTTATAAGAATCTCATGAAGCTCGTCACTAAGGCTTGGTGTGAACAATTCTATTATAAACCTCGCATCACTTACCAAGATCTGTTTGACAATCAGGAGGGTCTTATTGTTCTTTCTGGATGCTTGTCCTCTCCTTTCATGGAGCTTTTAAAGAAAGACAGAGCAGATGCATGCTATAAATTATTCAAAGAGTTTAATAATAAACTAGACGACTTCTATGTAGAGATGCAGGCAATCAGCTTCCCAGAAGGAAAAGATGCTTATTTGAAACTCATTCAGCTCTATAAAGAAAAGCTACAGCCCGAAGGATTCAAGATGGTAGCCACCAATGATTGTCACTATGTATTGGAGTCACAGAGCAAAGTACAAGAAGTGCTTCTTTGTGTTCAAAGCAATGATACCATGGACAATCCTGACCATTGGCATTTTGACCAGAATGATTTTTATTTGAAAACAAGACAAGAGATGGAGGCTGCTTTGAATAAAGCATTCCCTGATAATGATTTTACTGAAGCTCTTGACAATACTGTAAAGATTGCAGAGAGCATTGACTTTACATTCCCGACTGCAAAGCCAATCTCATTCCCCATGAAAGAAGAAAACAAACTTCTTCATCTCACGAAAATGTGCAATGATGGACTCAAGCAAATAGGAAAGGAAAACAATGCTGTGTATAGAGCGCGATTGGAAAGAGAGCTTAGTTTGATAAGCCAGAAAAACTTTGTTGATTACTTTTTAGTTATTTCAGATCTGATAAATTGGGCAAAGCATAATGGCATTCTTGTTGGTCATGGGCGTGGATCTGCAGCTGGTAGCTTGGCTTGCTATTGTTTGAGGATTACAGAAGTGGATCCAATGGAGTATGGACTCATATTTGAACGCTTCATAGATATAAATAGAGCTGACTTGCCTGATATTGATATTGACTTTCAGGACACAAGACGCCATGAAGTGAAAGAATATTTGCAGAAGAAATATGGCCATGACAAAGTAGGAACCCTCCCAACATTTTCAGAGTTTAAGGGAAAGAGTGCATTGGCAGACATTGGAAGAGTATATAAAATTCCATTCAAAGTTATTGATGAGATTAAGGATCTTGTTCTTGAGCGCTCTGGAGGAGACTCTCGTGCAGGATTCACTTTGGAAGACACATTTACAAATCCAACATTCACCAAGCCTGCAGAAGCAATGGTAAATTATCCTGAGCTGAAGTATGCAATCGCTCTTGAAGGACAATACAGACAAATGGGACAGCATGCTGCAGGTGTTGTAATCAGCAACGAACCCATTACCAACTTTTGTGCAATGTATAAAGTGAGAGATGAAATAGTTCTCAGCATGGATTATAAAGATGTCACAGACATCGGATTGCTGAAGATTGATGTCTTGGGATTGTCAACACTGTCTGTTATCTCCAAAGCATTAGCTCTTATTAAAGAACGCCATGGAAAAACAATAGATCCATACACCATACCACTCGATGATAAGAAAACATACAAAGGATTTCTTGATGAGAAGTTGTTCGGTGTGTTCCAATTTGATGGACAAGCTGTTAACCAAGTATGTAGACAAATAAGACCTAAGGATTTTGAAACTGTTGCAGCTATCTCTGCACTTGCACGGCCAGGACCCTTGAACAGTGGTAACACCACAGAGTTTATCATGCGAAGAAATGGTAAAGCTCCAATAACCTACACCCATGCAATAATGGAGTCTATTACAGGAGATACCTATGGAGTGGTTATCTACCAAGAGCAAGTCATGCGCATCATGCGTGAGATAGGTGACATGAGCTGGGAGGATACGTCTGCAATCCGTAAAAATATGTCTCGTTCTCTCGGAGTGGAGGCTTTCAATGCATTCAGAAGCAAATTTATGCCTGGAGCGATAGGGCATGGTTTGAAAGAAGAAGTTGCAAGCAAGATATGGGACGAGATGTGCTCGTATGGGTCGTGGGCTTTCAATAAATCCCATGCAATAAGCTATGGACTTATCAGCTATGTGACTATGTGGCTGAAAATGCACTATCCGATTGAGTTCTATGCAGCTATTCTTGCACTCACAGAGGACGAAGAGAAGAGAAAGAAAATAATCAAAGAATACAAGCGTGAAGGTCTTAAGATTCTTCCGATACACATAAATAAAAGTAAACAAGAGTTTGCTATTGAAGATAAAGGACTGAGGCTTGGATTCAAGGACATAAAAGGAATTGGAGACTCTGTTGCAGAAAGACTTGTAAATAACCAGCCCTACAGAAGCTTTCAGGAGCTAATAGCTCTTGGAAAAGGAAAAAAGGTGTCTGATAAAGTTCTGCAAATTCTTGCAGATTTAGGAGCATTAGATGATATAGAAAAGGAGTCTAAAATTGTCAACCTATTCGGAGAATCGGAGCCATTGTATAGAAAAAATATACTTCCATTCGAAGAGAGATTCCATCTCTGTCCGTGGGACATTGACTTTGCAATAGAGACAAACTGGATGCCATACATACTTGCCAACCATCCTCATCCATTCAAAGATTTGCCAATCACGATTGATAGTCTTAAAGATCTCAAGTCAGGATTCAATGAGCCTGAGGTAGTCATCTATGGCATCGTGTATGATAAGAACATGCGTGATGTAAGAGAAGTCAGTGCAACCAAAGGTAAAACAATAGATCTTGCTAAGTATAAAGGTCTGTACCGATTTGCAAACTTTGTGGTTGAAGATGATACTGACTTTGTAACATGCAGGCTGAGTCATGTGAAATATCCTGAATATGGAAATCTCATCTTTGAGCAAACAAGAGCAGGGGATGTGGTCATCATTAGAGGAAAGATGGGTAGTGGAATACGCATGCTGTTTGTTAATAAAGTATTGAATCTTCGCTTGCACAAAGAAAAAAATGAGAAACAACTTTCAAAATAAGTTTCTTATATCTCTTTGAGAGAGAGCATATAGCTGCTGGATTTGTGGCATGAACACTGCCAATGCTCATCATCATATTGTTGGAAGAGGAAATGGTGAAACAGTGAAGTTGAGAGCTCCATTCTTGAATTGTGCATTGGTTATGCAATCAAAAGTGCCATATTCAAATACATGGAAAATTAAGAAAACGAGAAATGGTTAAAGTTCTCTTAAATAAAACTCTTGAATTTCTTAAAAAAGAGAGCTACCAGTTAACCACACTTGACAAGGAATTTATTAAAAAATATGGAAATTATTATTAGTTTTACTTATTAAATAATTCGTTTTATAATTTATGGTCATATAATTATTTGTGCAAATAAATGCTAAAAAGGAGATCAACTACAGAAAAATTGAATTTACTTTACTTTTCCTGAATATGGAGTAAAATTAACAAAGCAATCAACATGACCAACCAAGAAATAGAAAAAACCTTAAAAAGTGCATTATCACGAGGAGGACTATTTAAGTGGGCTGCTATTATAATTTGTCTGTTCTCCTAATATGACCAAACAAACCATCGGCACTAAAGAACTCGTCAATAAATTATGGGATGTAGAGGAGATTAAATAGATGTGAAAGCAAAAAAGCCAAAATATATCTATGGATTAGTGTGCAGAGGCCATTACAGTGTAAATGAACTCTATCAAACAAGGCGTCGCGCAGAGAAAGAAGCCAAAGGTTCTTACCACAAAAACTGTGATGTACAGGTCGTTGCAATAGGAGTTTATTAACCCACTAAAGTAAACATATATGAAAAATAAAAAGAAACTATACAAAGTGCTTGTAAACGGCAAAAGCTGTCATGGCGGCGATTTGGTATGGTCGCTTCCTCAAGGAAAGAAGCCAGGGAAGTGGCACACAGTAGAAGGAGATTTAAAAATCTGCCAGAAAGGTATTCATGTAACTACCGAGAGATTTAGCTGGTATAAATGGGGCTGTGAAGTATATGAGGCTGAAGCAAAAGACATAATCGAATGGGAGGAAGATAAATGTGTTGCCCGTTCAGTGCGCCTTATAAAGAAAGTACCTCATCCTAAATGGTGGACTGATGCCGAGGGCTGGATTGCTACGCTAAGAGATATCGCGTGGTTAAAACCAGATGGCAAACCAAACAAAGAATGGAAAGTTTTTCCGACTAGGGCTGCCGCTTGGGATGCCACTTGGGCTGCCGCTAGGGCTGCCGCTAGGGATGTCGCTAGGGATGCCGCTAGGGCTGCCGCTTGGTCTGCCGCTTGGTCTGCCACTAGGGCTGCCGCTAGGGCTGCCGCTTGGACTGCCGCTGGGGATGCCGCTGGGGATGCCGCTTGGTCTGTCGCTTGGTCTGTCGCTGGGGCTGCCGCTGGGGCTGCCGCTGGGGATGCCGCTGGGGATGCCGCTTGGTCTGTCGCTTGGTCTGTCGCTGGGGCTGCCGCTGGGGCTGCCGCTGGGGATGCCGCTGGGGATGCCGCTTTATACGTTCGAGGAGAATATATATGTAAAGACTTAAAACTTGCAGAAAAACATCACACACATATTCGCAAGCGTATGGAAGTGTGGCAGAAAGGATATGGACTGCTCTGTGACGTATCGGGCGTCTTATATGTTTACGAAAAAATCTAATATGCAATTTACCTACGAATACATACAAAAGATGGAAGATGTGAGAAAACATATCCAACAATGCGAAGGACATCATACCCAGCAAGCAATTTACTCAACTTTCCATGATGCACTTACACAGGTGTGTTTTGGATGTCAAATTATTCGCTCAACGATTAAAAGATGACCAACAAAGAAAGTGCAGAAAAAGAAGCAGCGAGTTTGGACTAATGACAGGTATGACTCACCAACGCGAACAAGTAGAGAAGCTCCAAGACATCCAGGCATTATTACAAGACTAATTAGATACTATGGAAGAAATAATAATTTGCAATACGAGTGAAGCCCCTAGGAAGGGAAAAGCAAGAGATATTACCTTTTACCTAGACCAGATACGCCAGAAGTATGAATTGGAGTTTGATAAGTTAGAAGCTATTTGTGCTGATGGTTATATTAAACCTCCATACCCATATCAATGGCGAGCAACAACAAAGATTCGAGTGGGTGAAGATGACCCATTTGAAGGACTTGGTGGCTCACCTTTCGAGGCCATAAAAGAGCTTTGGAACCACATAAAATATGTATCTTCTTTACCAGAAAACGAAGACGATTGGAATTAGACCCCTCATAGAAGAATTAATATAAACGGATATGAACTGGCTACTACAAGAAATTAAAATACCAAGAATTTGGGTTCTGTTATCGTCTTTAGCGTGGTTTGGAGTAGCGATTCTACTAAATAAACATCTCTAATGTCATGAAAACCTGTCCAACATGTCATCAAGAAGTAAAAGAAATCAAACAGCACATTGTAGCTAAAGTCTTGGAGTGGGGCGCAGTCTCTGACGAGGAGATGAACTGGAAAGATGCAAAGAAGTGGTGTGCGGAACAAGGAGATGGCTGGAGGCTTCCTACTCGTGTGGAACTGGTACAAGCCTTTGATGAGGGGATGTTAACTGGAGACGACCGTTGGTTCTGGTCGTCTACCGAGGACTACAATAATGCGGCCTACGCCTGGATCGTGTACCTCGTCACCGGCTACACCAGCAACTACACTAAGACTACCAGCTACTACGTTCGTTGCGTGCAGGAATGTGTGATTATTTAACAGTTGAGATATTAACTAAAAGATATGAAAAAGAATACCTTTGAACGTGCAGTTAATCAAGAGTTGAAAAAGCTTCTCATGCAACGTGCCTTAATAGACTATAAAATACTTCTAAAGAATAGGGAATTGTACAAACTTGAAAAGAAACACAATTATTCGTTGGGAGTTTGATTATATGACAGACCAAGAAAACGAAATATGGCGCAATGGATTTGAAATGGGGTTAAAATCCGCTCTACGGGAAAATGACAAAGCAATAAAGCTTGGGCGAGCCATTATAGATGTCATGTATGAGATATTTGAAACAAAAAAAGAAGATTATTATTAACCCCTTCCCCACATTACAAGGTAATAATTTAGAGATATGAAAAACCCACCTCTGAAAGTATTTGTTGCTTCTAGGACTGGTGCAAATGCCAGAGGCCGTGGTGCTAACCGTTCAGTAGTGTTAGCCACTTGGGATAACAAAGAATGGGTTCAGTATCGTAAGTTCTGGGGTAGAAACCACGCGCAAGAAGCTGCAAAGTTTGTAGAGGATTTTAATAGGAAATTAGTCGCAAAGAGATAAAAAATATGGACGACAAGGTATACAACTGGCTCTCAAACTGCTGTAACGCTCCTGTAAGCGTAGAGTTTGAAGAAGAAGGCACCAGATATTGGGTTTGTAGTGCTTGTGATAATTCCTGCTGGGCGCACTGTGATTAAAAATGAAATTATCCAAACAACAGTTATGAAAGAAACAATCAGAGAAATAAAAAGAGAGTTTAACTGTAGAACGTGGGTGGCTGTTTTGTTATACCCGTGTGTTCTTTTTGGAGCAATAGCGCGGTGGATACTTCATGAAGGTAACTAAACAACAGTTTAAAGAAGGCATCCACAAAGCATCAGAAGTAATGCGCCGTCATAAACTGATAGAAGAACCCTTTTTACCCATAGAAGTGGATGAAGGGAGAGCGGCTGCCCAGCGTAAGAGGACGGATGATAGAAAACCTAGGCATACTTTTTGGTAAAAGTTATTCGCTTAATTTAAAGATATGAAAGCTAAAAAGCCTAAATATATTTACGGTCTTGTATGCAGGGGGCATTACAGTGTGAATGAACTTTACCAAACGAGACGCCGAGCAGAAAAAGAAGCCAAAGGTGGCTATCATAAAAATTGTGATGTACAGGTTGTAGCAATAGGAGTTTACTAACTAACCCCCTCCCCACATTACAAGGTAATAATTTAGAGGTATGAAAAATTCGGACAAAATAGTTGAAATTATAATTAACTGGACTCGATGGACTGTTGGCATTGCATGGGAATATACCAGTACTAAATATGAGGTTTTTGATGACCCATTGTGGCGTTTAGAAATATCTATACAGCTCCCCGTAATTGCTTTTAGTTTTTTGTTCCAATCAAAAGAATTTAACTAAACATGACTATTCCATACGAAATATGTGCAAAATTAAAACGGTGCGGGTTTCCCTTCAAGAAGCCCTTTACAGAGGTTGGTATACCCGCACTCGATGATGCTGCGGAGGCAATGGGGCAGACATTTGTACGCTTTGATGGTGAGTGGTATTTAATGCCTACCTTAGAGGAGCTGATAGATGAACTAAAGGAAAAGTTTTATGCTCTAACATACATCAATGATGAGCGTGGCGTGTGGTGCGCCCATGACAATCGCATTGTAAAAGAAGGATGGGGCGATACTCCCCTCATTGCAGTGTGTAATTTGTGGCTGGCATTGCACAAAGTTACTAGTAACCAGTAAGAGATATGAACAAAAACGAAAAACTATTGGCAGAGTTTACGGAGTATTGTAAGGAGCATCCTAAGGAGAGATTTTTTCAAGCCTTGCGTAATTGGGCAAAATTTCCTTACCTCTGTTGGACGGATAAATATCCCGACGGAGGAGTATTCCCCGAAGGGACAAAAGGAGGCGATACTTTTTTCTGGGAAAAGAAGGATAAATAGTTGTGCACATCCCCATCTTGTGGGTGAGAAAAGGTGAGGTGTAGATTATCAAGTTAATAGAAATAGAGAGTATGAAAGAGTTTAAAGAATGCGAAACTTGTTCGGCGAAAGCGGGAAGTCCTTATTTGTGCAAGGGCTGTTTACACAATAGAACCTTGATAGATTCTCTCAAAGAAGAGTTAAAAGAGGCCGGAAGCACTCATATACACCATCACTATGCGCCCTCAAGAGGGTTTGCCGATATATGTAAATAAGGCAAGTCTAACCCCTTAGGGGGTTATGTTAACGGCCACTCGTAATCCAGTTACCAGCAACTCTTTTAAAAAGTGAGGAGGAATGGACAATGCCAATAAAAAAGCCCTCTCAGAAGAGAGAGCTAGATGTAGGATCACCTCCTTTCAAATCGAGGTTCCCGCAGGCTCCTCGAACATAATCCAGAAGTCGGTCTTGCCAGCAACTGCTTCAACCGCCCAGACATGCTCGTTGTGTCCAGACAATGGAATAATGCCTAGATCGACTTCTTCTTTATAGGTTACTTCAGCATCGATGGGACCGACCATGCAAGTTGGCTCTCCCAAGGAGTCTTTGGCATCATGGTACTCTTTGAATTTGAGTCCCCATGCATCGAGCGATATTTTTCCTGCCTCAGCAATGTCTTTGAGCTGCTGAAGCGTATCACATCCGATGCGAATTCCTTCCGGAACACCTTTCCAGCCGACAACATTCGGTTGTGCGATGGCGGTGGATGCATATAGCGTGGTCGCCATCGTCGCACATAGAATTCCATAGCGCATGGTCCTTCTCCTCAGTGACGAGTCTCCTGCTCGAAATCGAGCGAGAGTTGCAAATCATGTCCATTGGGACTGTGAGTCCCATTGGCCTTTTCTTGGAAATCAATCCAAGCATCTCGGCACACTTCTGCACAAAAACGTCTGTGAGCATAGTGCCAACTTACGCTTCCTTCTGGTCTGCTTTTTTGGCACCAGTCGCATTTTAGCTTCATCGTAACCTCCTCAAAGAACTGGCCTTTTTACCTCTTGCTCAGGAGGTCTTAAACAGTTATTGTGCATCCTTCGTGAACCATTGGCTCATAATCAGCTCCACAACAAAAGCGTCCCATATAAGCCCATGCTGACGACCACCAATTCATTCCCCAGAAGTTGGTAGGATGCATTCCATCCCAAGGCTCGCCATAAGCATAAAGAGCAACAGCATGGCCACCTACTGCAGGATGAGTAGCATCATTGGGTTTGAGTGGCAATAAATCTGCAGGGAACCAAGAATTTTGCCCCTTGGAATTTGTCCACCAGTGTGAGCTTATATCTGTACAGATGCCAACAATTCCATTCTGTGCAATAGCATTCTGCAATCCTTGAACACTGAAATCTGACAAGAACAAGTATGATGCGATCTTGTGAGTAGCAGCATTAGCATCAGCCTCTGCAGAGATAAGCGATGCATCTGCATATGTAGAAACAGGAAGAGAGCAGTCATTGGGAAAGTATTTATCCTCGCATATTCCTGTATTCTTTGCAATGTTCAGTGCAGTCTCAAGATAAGTGCCATCTTCAGCAGGAACTCCATCAACTAATTTGCATTTTGCATATAAATATCGTGGAGAAAGTTTCAGAATTTCTCCTGTTAGCTGCCAATGTTTTACCATAAGCATCCAAGTAACCAAGTGTGCAACACAGCTTGGTTCTTGACTCTGCATAAATATATTCTGGGGAAGTTTCCAAGGACCAATCGGAGTTATAAATGAAGCTGGAATTGCATTGTGCTCAATAGGAGCTTGCTGTTTCTCAAGTATCCAATTTCTTGGATCTGGAGAGGGCTTCTTTATGTAACCTGTTTTTGCAAATTGTTCTGGCATAATAATTATTTTATTTATAATTTGTCCTGAATGGATAGGACTGGTTCAATCCCATCCATCAAGACACATTAGTTGCTTGGTCCTACTCCTAAGATGCTTCCGGAATTTGTAGAGACAAAATCTTTGGCAAGAGTTACGACAGCGACTATGAATGCAAGATTTGACATGTTGTGACAAACAAGCACCCAGTCTGCAGTATAAAGACTGAATCCTGAAGTTGTCACCAGAGTAACAAGAGCAGAGAGCACAGAGGCAATAACTGCCATCAGCACTGCATCTGATATGCTTCCCCAGTCTAATTTGAATAAACCATTTTGCATGGTGATTTGTTTACTATTAACGCTTCTTGCCTTTCTCCTTCTTCTCCTCCTTCTTTTCTCGTTTTTCTTCTTTTTTCATGGTTTTATGTGTTGAATTTGTTATATAACTGCCACATCGACCTTGTGGTTCAACAGTTTATAGTCATATCGAGGACTGTTTACTTTTAATAATTTTCGAGGTAAAATTGTCATATGAAAGTTATCTATTTCTTTATAGATTTAGTTTTGTGGCTGATAATTCTTGATGTGCTTTTCATTGTTTTGAATGGATTTTTGAGAACCATAGGATTAGCTTAGTGACGATGACATGCTTAATTTTCCAGGAGTAGACACTCCAAGTGTTCTTCCCATTGCTTGTCCTGTTTGTGGAGGAGTGAGAGATCTGATTGCACTTGCAGTTTGATTTGCATTTGCCATCGACAAAGGAGATGAAGAAGCAGACTGTGAAGAAGGAGGATAACTTATTGTATTATTTACAGGAAGAGTAAATGGACCACCTTGAGAGGGATTTGAAGTTCCATTTTGTCTTGTAAGCTGCTGGAGGAGAAACATTTTGAACAAGACTTTTGCAGAAGACTCTGCATTATTAGCAGACACTCCCCAGTTTTTCAACTGCTGAGTGAATGCTCCAATGATCGGAATTGAGGTTGTCTTATTCATCTGGTTATCAATATATCTTGCTAAAGGATTGAGTGAAAAATCTTCTCCTTTAGCAATTGACATTGCATATGCAGCAGGATCTGGACTCAATGCAGCCATTGCTCCTTTGACAAGATTATTCATGAACACACGAGGATATCCAAAGATTGAGGTCTCTGCATAAGCCATCCTGTTTCCCTGACTCACAGCTTTTGAGAGAAGCTGTCTGGTTGTTTCATCTCCAAATAAACTGGTGCTCCAGTCTGCAAGAATAGCCTGCTGGACAAGAGAAGTAGCATCACCATTTCTGAATGGAGCAGTTACAGCATCAAGCTTCTGAAGAAGAGGAACAACAGAGTTTGATTTGTCTCCAGAGAGCACACGACGCATTAAGAGAGCAGAGCTTTGTCCTGTCTGTCCAGCTTGATTTGCAATCTGAGATTTTAGATTCATCAAATCGTGGTAGGTAGAGTTTGCAGCAGAGAGAGCAGGATCTGCTTCTGCAACAATTGCTTTGATTTGTCCATAAGAGTATTTCAAGACTCCTTGAACAGGAGAATTTCCAGATCCAAATTGAGGATTGTCCCACTTCCCAATGTCTGTATTTATGTTTGTCAATACATCAGAGGCAGTAGTGACAGTTGGAGAATTTCTTAATTTTTCAAGTTGTGCTGAAAGATTTTCAAGCTGAGTTTTCTCTGCTTTTGACAAATCAACAGAGCGTCCTGGGAGCTGTGATATGCCAGACTCTTCTCCAAGTCCAGTTCCTTGAGTTGAAGCTCCTTCAGGATAATTTTGTATGGATACTGACGAGGGCTCAGCTTCTCCATATGCAGAAAATTGGTGTCCTGTCATATTCTGCATTGCAGTGTTGATATTGTCTGCAGCGGCATTCACTGCATCAACACCCTCTATGGTAGCTCCAGATGGAACTTTTAGTGCAACAGGAAGAGCTCCTGCAGATGCCTTTGCATCTCCAACAGCTTGTCCAGCTTTTGGAATGACTTCATCTGTAAGAATGGTAGCTCTCCGGTCAAATTCATCCTCTGAAAGTCCTATGGCAGTAGGAGAACCAAGAGAGGCCATAGTCTCTCCGTGTCCTTTGCTAGCATTGATGTATGAAGCTAGAAGATCTGGATCTGTATGCTGAATTGCATCTTGAATTGCTCCTTGAACTCCTGTCTTTTCTATTTCAGATTTTCCCATGAAGCTAAGGAACTTTCCTCCTGTCCCTATAGCCATTCCGAATAGACCTCCATAAATTGTATTTTTAAGAATATTACTAGGATTGGTATCTCCTCCTGCAATATCTTGTGCAGCTCCAGATGCAGCTCCAATGCCAGCCATCTTGGCAATGCCAAGTTCTCCACCTCCAACAGCAAGAGTTCCTATTTGTGCAACTTGTCCTGCTTTCTGCAAGAATCCAGCAGGAGTGACAGGAGCTACTGCAACTCCTTGTCCATTGAGTCCTGGAACTCCAGCTTGACCATTTGACATTGCAGTTGTGGTATCATTATAAGGATCTTTACGACCAAGAGCTTTTGATAACAATTGCACTGGAGTTGCAGCGACAGAGACGAATGGCTGCTCGACATTATTTAGCACAGATCCAAGTCCAGATCCGATACTAGATAAAGTCTGAGCATCAGGATTGCTCCACTGAATTCCATTTCCTTGAGTAGGAGTTGCAGGAGCTCCATTTTGGCTTGGACTGCTTTGATTATTCCACTGTATAGCCATAGTTATTTGAAGTATGCAGACTTGGTTAGATTTCCATTGCTGTCATACTGGTTTCCTGCTACATCAGTAATTGTTCCATTTGCATTGTAGGTTACCTTTGTTCCATTGTAGAGAGTTCCTGTAGCTCCAACTGCAGGAGCTTTCATTCCACTAAGAGTATTGTTCAAAACACTTCCAGCTCCTGAAAGAGGAGAAGTAACAGCTCCAATTCCTTGGGTTAATCCTGCTCCAAGAAGAGTAAATGGATTTCCACTGTTCAGAGCTTCATTTTGAGAGTTTTTTGCATTTGAGCTTAGAAGAGAAGTTTCAGGACTCCATCCTTGAGCTTGTGCTTGTGATTCAATGCTTGCAATAATAGCAGTTCCAGCTCCACCAGGAAAGTTATCATATTTTGCATGCAATGTTGCATCAGTTGTCGATCCTGAAACAAGTCCAGAAACATCTCCAGAGAATTGTGCAGTATCTCCAGACATAAACTTGTTGATGATTGACTCCTGCTGTGCCTGTGTAGAGGCCAGTCCAGCTTGTGCTCCTTGCAATCCGATAGTTGATTGAGTAGAAGCTTGAGTGAGTTTGTATTGAGCAGATGCTGTAACCTTTGCCTGTGCTTGTGCAAGAGTGTCTGCAGTGGCAATGCCAGCATTCGGATACTGTCCTGCAAGAGTAAGAACTTGTGCTTGCTCTGGAGTTTGGAATGATGATTCTGCACGAGCCTCTTGCTGAGTAGAGAAGTAATTGCTCAGGAAGTTCTGACGTGCAGTAATCATATTGCTTTGCTCTGTGGCAAGAGCATTGGCAGTTGCAGTGTAGAGGGATGCATTGTTGTTTGCCAATGCATCGTTCATCGTCTGGGTAAGCTGCTTGATGATTGTATTGCTCTGATTCTGGATGACAGTCATGGCTCCTGGATTCACAAGACCTTTAGAAGCTGTTATTGCAGATTGGGTGTTAAGAGCACCTTGGTATTGTTGATTTTCTATGTTCTGATTTGCCTCATCAGAAATCTTAGTAGCAGTTGTTTGCTGTGCAGCTTGATCTGCAGCTATTTGAGCTTGATAAGCCTGCATGATTGTTTGTGAATCTTGGCTGTTGTTGAAAGCTGTGTTGAGAGAAGAATTAAGATTGTTTCCTGCATCAGCTGAGGATCCAGTTAATCCAGAATTATTTCCTGTTAGAGAAGGTGTGGTTGCAAAGCCAGCATTGTTACTGCTCGTGTTTCCTAGAGAATATGGTTGGGATGAAGTTCCAATAATCTGTCCGGAAGCATCAGTAATGTTTCCATTGGAATTCAGCGTCGCTCCTGAGGGTATTGTAGTAAGTGTTGCCATATTAGTTAATCATTATTTCCTGTAGGCCACCAATGCTCTCTATATCCTGTTCCTTCTGCAGGATAATTTATGTCAGGAACAATTTGGTTTGTTGGATAGCGTCTCTGTGATGGATATCTTGTTTTCAAAGGTTGAACAATTTGCTCTATCTTTGCCTTTATCACAGACATATCAGAGATTTCTCCTGTCATAAAGAATAATGTTTCCAAAACTGAATTGATGAATGGTTCTGTTGCCATATCCCAGCGACCAGACCAGAGAGGAGAGTCTGTAGTATTTGCATAATTAGAGAATACTTGAGATTGTGTTCCTGAGGAAGTTGTCACCATGCTTGTAGAGTAATAAGTTATGGTGACAGGAATATTCTCTGAGCAGAAGAAATTCTGTATACGAGTAAGGCCAAGATTTGTAGAGCCACTACAAGTTATAGAGACCTGCAAATATTTCATTGAGGTGATTGTTGGAGTGCCAACTGTGGTAGGAATGCTACTCCATGGAATCTTTATTTTAATCCAACCTGTCGTAAATGTATTTCCTAAATAATCTGTTGTGACAGTTGCAGAATAATAATTACTTGAGTCTGTCCCCCAATGAAATGTAATAGATTGCAGATTTGTAACATTAGAGAAATCAATATCAAAGTAGATATTTGAGCGATTCTTATATGCAGTAAGATCTATAGGAAGGAATGTATTGTATGAATTTCCATCATTTGTTATGGTTCCAGTCGTACCATTGAACAAAAATGCAACAGAGGAAGAGAGGAATATCCTTCATATTGGTCTGTATATACTCCTGCTATAGTAGAACCATCACCAATCCATGTGCCATTTTGATTGTATGCAGTGGCAGTATTTAGAGAAACATTGTTTCCGTCTATCGATTTTATTCTTATTGTCTGCACTCCTGCAGAGACATCAATCGCAAATCTACGAGACCACAAATATGCAGAATCAAATCTAAGAGGAGAGACCATCCAGAACTCTGCTACTTTGACTTTTGGCTTATAATATTTTAGGGTTAGAGGAAACTTAAAGTCTGTTACTATTGAGTCCAGAGCATAAGTATCAACACCTTGATTGTAGTTGAAGTTAACTTTTTTTATAGTCCAAGGCCAGTCGTGTACTTCATTCCAGATTTGCAATGCTGAATTTATTGCTCTGAATCCTCCTTGAGTCATATCAATGGAATTAGATCCAGCATCACGACGACGATCGTTTATAACTGTATTCAAATATAATAGATTTACTGACATTTTAGTTATTTTACCTCTTTTATTGTGGTACCAGTTGAATACTACATGGTTATAACAGCTTGTCTATTGGAGTATAATCAATTTCCAACATCCTTGGAAGCCAATCTGTATCATCTGATGTTGTTACAGAAGCCCATTGAATTTCTGCCTGTATGCCAAAAACTGCAGCTGCAGCTCCTTGACTTATCTTACAATATTTGAATCCTTTAGCAATGTCCTGCTGGGTAATAGAATATTGAAGAGGATTACTTGATGCTTGGTTAAGATATATGCTCAATGTTCCTTGTATGGTTGCAGGAACACTTGCAGTTCCAACATGGTGATAAACTCTGGCATAATTAACTTTCACCAATTGTGGAAAATATTTAACCATAGTATAAACATTTCCTGTGTGTGAAGTTACTCCTGTTATATTTGGATAAAATAGTTTATTGTATATTGCAGATGTATTTGAATCATAAACAGAAACAGAAATGGAAGTTCTTGATTTATTTGCAAGATTGTTGTTGTCAAGAAAAAGCATGGCTCCAAAGAAACTTGAAGCTCTCTCTGATACAAAAGAAGCAGTATCACCAATTATATTGAGTTGGTCAGTCTCTCCTGTAGTAACAGGACCATGTTGATATATATATCCGTCTGCTCCTTGCCATACTATGCAGTCTCCTGCTTGCTGGATGCATGCACGGTATCTTGGCATGGTTTGTATCCCACCTTCTTCAATCACATCAAAAGTCACACCATTGTATTGACGAACTTGGAGAGTTCTTTTAGAGGAAACACAGAGCATGCGAAGATTTCCAGCTCTATTAACATACATCTTAGAGATTGTTTTCACTCCAGTGATTGTTATGTATTGAACATTCTCTATGGTTGTGACACTTTCATCCCAGACATATACTCTTGCTTGGTTTGAAGAATAAGTAGAATTGTCACCAGGAAATATTGAAGAGACAGTTTGAAATGTTGGAGGTGCATCAACAGCTGCAAGAAAAAGATTTCCATTCCAACTTATCCCTGCAGTGAAAACAGCATTAGCAGAAGCAACAAGAACTTTAGCCACGAATGTTCCTCCAGCTCCTCCTGTTTGCGAAGTTCCATCGATCCTGTGTACAAAGTTTTGCTCTACAATATATAAGTAATAAGTTGATGGAACAAAAAAGTGATCCCATATTCCAAGTGCAGAACCTCCGGAAGCCACAGCAGTAAGCCAGTTTATGCTATTGTTAGTCGTGTCTCCATTTGTTCCGAATGCCAATATATCTCCAGAAGACGAGGAAGTCATGTAGGATGCAAGCATATAAGGAACTCCATTCAATTGGTATATTACACAATCTGTAAATCCATAAATGGTTGTGTTAGGCCAGCTCCAAGTTGGAGTGTTTAACAAAGACCAAGTCGTTGCAGTGTTTGTTACATTTATCCAAATTGAACATCCTGTTGCAGCAGTTGTGTTTTGATTCTCTGCATAAAAAGCCTTTTTTGAAAGAGGATCGTAACAAGTAGCACGAATTTCTCTTGCATATGAAGTCCCAGTAGAATTTGCCACTGCAGTAAAACTGTTGTTTGCGGGAGCCATATATCCATATCTCCTGCTTGGATTCCAAACTCCTGCAGCAAAATCAGATGCAGTAGTCTCTCCATCTGTTGCAGTTTTTTGGTCTTCCGTTCCTATATAGCGATATTCTGGATGCTGTGAAAATGTATCACCCTCATCTCCAAACCATCTAGGTGCAAGTCCACCACGACCAGAAATGTCTATGTACATTTTTTGCGATGGTACTTGTGTATTTTTTTCTTGGTCTGGCATATTATGACATCGACATTATGAAGTTGAATGGACCATCAGTAGGAACTTGTGATTGTGTTCCACTCTGCTGATATGTCTCAACTATGAAACTATTTGAACTTTGACTATATACTGTTGCAGTGCCATATATTCCTGTCGGAACTGCAACTACAGTGTATGCAGTAGTTGCAAGGTTGTGAGTTATAGTATACTTTCCAACATTACCTCCTGTGCCAACAGAGCAGGACCATGAAGCAGGAAACATTCCAGAAGTTGCAGCATTAGCAGCCACAGAGCCAGAGTATGCTTTGGCTCCTAATGAATCCAAAGGTTTTGTATAATCAAATCCAAGATGCTTGTGCAAATATACAATCTGCTTTAGAGCATCAAATTGACTCTGCAAGTCTGATATTTTTTCTTGTGGATCTTCCATTATGTTATTTCTGCTTTTCCTTGCACATATTCAAGAAGAAAATGCATTGTTTGGTCTCCGAAGAATCCTCCTATGCCAGCCATCATGAAGATAAAGTTATTGGGAAGCTGCAATGAGCATCCAAGAAGAGCAAACATATATCCAGAGAATCCAGAAACGAATGTGCTTGCAATGAATAACCAAATATTGAATTTCCCTCCTTGAACAACATTGTTTAAGTAGCGAGCAACCCCACCTGCTACTGCAAGAGCACCATACGCAACTTGTACTGAGTCTAAGGATATTTTGTTGAGTATTTCTTGCATTTTAATATGTGAAGTTGTTGCTGATTTGACAGGTAACGCCTATGCGGATGCTCGTAAGAGCCGAGGCAAACTCCAACACCACAGTCGATGGGGTTGAGGATGCGTTTACTGCCACTACACCTGCGCTCTCCTCATTTGCTTGGCATACAGGTGTCGTTGTGTAGGTGTTTGCAAAGTTTACTGTTGCAGATGATACCGTGCTGCCTGTTATAACACGCATCGTGCGGTCGTCTCCTGTAACCGAAGTGCAACCTGTACCGCATGAGGGTGCTGGACCTCCAGTGATGAGGTGGCCAAAGCTGTCAATTTCTTGGAACATGTACTTGACTCCTAACAAAAATCCATAAAACATTTCCATTATTGGGTTTGGTGTTGTGGCATACGAATAGACTGTTATGATAATCATTCCGTCTGCACCACTGCCGCCTGTGGTGTTGTTGCTACCATTACCACTGCCACCTCCTCCACCAGCACCTGGGCTTCCGCCATTACCACCGTTGTTTATACCTTGTGAGCCTCCACCGCCACCTCCACCAGAGTTTGCGCCTGTACCGTTTGAACCCGAAGTGTTCGCTGTGCCACCAGAGGCATTTCCAGAACCTGCACCACCTGTAGCTCCAGTTGACGAGACCGCAGTCGCGCCAGTATTCCCGTTTCCTCCAACACCAGCCGATGAACCACCACCTCCTCCTGCTTGGTTGTTATCTCCGCCACCTCCGTTTCCAGCAGTGCCAGTTGCCGAGGTTGCCCCCGTACCACCAGCACCTGAACCATTGGTAGTGCCGTTTCCACCGTTTGTCGCACCTCCTCCACCCCCACCCCCTGTTCCTCCAGCCCCTCCTGAAGTGCCAGTAGCACCATTACCAACTGAGCCTGAGCCAGCCTGAGAACCACCACCACCTCCTGCTGCTATAACTACAGTACCAAAGGCTGATGAACCGCCACCGCCTGGTCCGCAGATGCCACCGTTGTTTGCACCATTTCCTCCAGTTGCATATCCTGTACCTCCTGCTGCTGTTCCAGAACAACTACTTGTATTTCCAGTCCCTCCTTGGCCGCCCTGTCCAACTATTATTGTGTAGCTTGCTGCGAGTCCAGTTATTGTTGTGCTTGCAATGTATGCTCCTGCACCACCTCCTGCTGCTGTATAGTTACCAGAACCACCGCCCGCCCCCCATACCTGTACAACGACTTGAAGTGCATTTGCAGGAGTCGTCCATGTATAGGTTCCATGTGCGCGATAAACACTTGTAGAGGACACAGTATATGTGTTGTTGTTTTGTACACTCAAGAGTGCTGATGGTGTGCTGCTTCCAATTCCCACAAATCCGTTGCCACCGTTATTATTGTTATAAATGTTATTTCCCGAAAGCGTCCAGTAGCTTGTGCCAGTTGGAGAGGATGTCGCAATGAGCTTTCCTGTAGGGTCTGCCGCTACGAAGGTGCCTGCGGCTATGCCGAGTGAAGGTACCGTAAGCGTGCCAAAATATCCTAAAGTAGATGAAGCGTAGGAAGTAGAGATTGCTGTGGTAGAGGCGTAGGTAGCCGTTAGTCCTGTTGAGGTAAGGGTGTAGCCAGAGAAGCCACCTGAAAGCTGTGCGGGAGTGCCGTTTGTAGTCGTCCATGCGGGTATCTGGTTTGCAGTTTCTGCCGAGGACGTAGCGATGTATGATTTGAGATTAACAGTGCCTGAGGTTGTTATTGCGCCACCATTGAGGCCAAGTCCCGCCGTAATGGACGTTACCGAGCCAGAGCCCTTGCTGTTGAAGGTTGTCCAATCAGCAGCAGAAAGACAACCAGGAACCGAACCTGTGGCTGTTGGGCACGTAACTTGGTTGGTGCTGTTTGTATAAATTAAAGGAGAGGCAAAAGTAGTTGTTGCTGTGTGGAGTAGAGAATAGTCTCCTGAAGAAAGATATCCATTTTGTCCTGCAGACGCCGCTTGGATTCCAAGAGATCCACCAGAACCAACTTGTGTGAAAGAGCCCGTTAGTGGTGACGAAGCAGAAAGTGTTGACGTGCCGACAGCCCCTAGAGTGCTGTTGTTTATAACATAAGTCAAATATCCTGCATTCCATCCTATAGTTGAAGATGCAAGACCTCCACCTCCTCCTCCTGAGGAAGAAATTGTTACAGGAGAAGATCCAAAGATGGTAAACTGACTACAAGAAGTATTTCCAGAGCACGAAGCAGTTGTAGTAGAAAATGGCATATAAATATATGCACCAGTAGAAGTAGACACAAGGAAATATCCTGCACCAGGAGCAGATGGAACTGTGATTGGAAATCCTCCTGCAGCGAGAGCAGCTCCAGAGAAGAAGCCTAGGGAGACTCCAAGAAGAGACCAGAGAATTGATTTTATGATATTCTTTTTCATATTATACTACTGCAAAAATACTCCTACTTGGAGGAGGCATTGATAATGTTGCTGTTTTTGTTCCTCCGTTCCATGTCCAATTTGTGTTGCTTGCTTCATCCACAGATTCATACCAGACTCCATCAGACACTATGTAAGAAGGCTGAGTTGCAGCTGCAGAGAAAACAAAACTTGAAAGACTTCCATTCGGAACTCCTGTTGCAGTCAATTTAGTGAATCCTGAAACTGAAGCTGCGATAGTTATTGTTCCATGGCCATTGGTTATTGTTATTCCAGATCCTTGGGTGAGTGTTGCGAATGAAATTCCTCCTGTACTTCCATTGCCAATTATGAGCTGTCCGTCTGTGTATGTGTGATCTGCTATTGAAGCCAAAAATGTAACCTCAGAAGAAGTAAACTGTGCTCCGAAGATTGTTACAGGTATGAGTGCCATAATTACATTGCAAGAGGAACTTCAAGTTCTGGGAATGTTTTATTCCAGTGGCTCTCAAGACGCAGTTTTATGATGTAGTAATCGTTCATTGCAGTGTGCAATTGGTCAACATAAGACTTAAGTTCTGATTCAGCTTTGTCTCTCTTATCTTCCACCTCCCTCGTCTCTGCTATTACTCGTTCAAGAGTTTGCTGATGTGTAAGCTCATTCTGAGACATTTCAATTTGTCTTGAATCTATTTTTCCTTGCGATTCTCTGCATGATTCTTCAAGAGAATGAAGCTGCTCTTTTGTTTCTTCTACTTTTACAACAAAGCTGGTTAGCTTTTCTATCTCTTTATTGAGAGAAGATATTTCATCAGTCAAACGCTCGAAGTCTTTTTCTGCATTGATGCACTGGTAGTTAAGTTTGTCCAATCTTCGAGTAGCTTCTTTAACTTCTCTTTGCTGTTTCTCGAGAAATGAAGCAGACTCTCTCACTTCATGCTCAAAAGAAAAAATCTTTTTTGCAAGATCCCTTCTCTGCTCATTCATAGCCTCTTCATGCTCTTTTTTCTGAGCTTCGAAGATAACTCTATCTTTATCAAGAGTATCTTTTTCCTCTTTGATGAACTTATTTTTTTCAACTATCTCATTGAGTTTTTTTACTTTGTTCTCAATGTCTCTATCTAAAGAATCTGAATGAGCTTTTTTATTCTGTTCAGTTATTTCTTGTTCAGAGAGTACCATGTGTTTATGCCCAACCTGTGTATGCTTGGATGCTGAATGTTCCTGTCGGTGTACCTCCTGTTGCCTGTGCAGAAATTCTGAAGCCTGTCCCTTTGACAGGATTGATGATAAATGTAAACTTCTGAGTAGCCGGAAGACCTGCTGCAACTATGGAATAAACAGCAGGAGCGATGGTAACTGTGCCACCAGAAGCTGTTTGAGTAAGCTGCTGGTACCAATTTGAGCCTGATACTGGTTTGACCTCATTTGTGGATTCTACTTTAATCTGCATAGATGTTTCATCTCCTTTAGTATAGATGACATCTATGCATAGAGAGTTTGCCTCATCAGAGGAGACAAGAGATCCTGCAACATACGATGAAGTTAGAGCAGTTGAAGCTGCAAAAATAGTCCAGTTTGTCGTTGTTCTGTCTGGGAATACAAGTGCCATAATAATTTTTTTTGTTGTTTTAGCTCCCTATCTCTGCCTCTGAATGAAGCAGAGTAGAGAGCCAAGACGATTAAGCGATAACCATGTACATGAAGCTAGGAGTCGCAGCTGCGGCAGCATTTGAAGGAATGTGAATCACAAAGGTTGCTGCAGTTACAGAGCTTATCCAAGCCCCCTGTCCTGATGCAAGAACTGACAAAGCTCCGGAGGCATTGAATGGTTCAAGAACAACCCCCTTTGGAGCAGTAGTGTAAGTTTTTCCGAAGGTGACAGTAAGAACAGTATCTCCACCTGCATTGTTTGTGCCTGTAGTTGTTATCACTCCGCAAGTGTCTGAGCCTCCAGCAGTGATTGCTGCTGCAGAGATGCCATTGGCAGTCGTTACTGCAATTGTAGGAGGAACTGCACTTACTTTAGAGTGTATGTGACCATTTGCTCCTATACCGAAGACTTCAGTTGCAGCATCATTTACAGAAATGTAACGACCTGTAGTAAGAGTAGCTGCAGCTGCAGTAATAAGCACTCCGACACCAGTCGTGAGTCCAGTTCCAGAGATCTGAACAATTCCTGCAGAAGAAGCTGCTGTGTTAGCGACCACATTGAGCACTGCATTGCCTGCAGCCGCATTGTAAGCACCACCAGAGTTTATGATGGCAAGTCCATTGCCTGTCGTAGCTGCTCCCATCTCGATTTCAAGTACTTTGCCACCAGAGGTCATGGAGGATCCACCACCTGTGATAAGCATTGCAGATCCTGATGTGAGGGCTGTTGCGGACAAGGTGATAACTCCTGTTGAGCTCGTTGCAGAGTTACCAACTACTGAAAGAGCTGCACCTCCAGAAGTTGCGACAGAAGTAATCTGGACTGTTTTACCTGCACCTGTCGTATTGGCACTCGTGAATTGTGCAAGAACACCTGTTCCAGCTGCTGCAAGACCTGAAACAAGCAAGCCAACTCCTGAAGTAAGAGCTGTTCCTACGATGCTGACAATGCCAGTCGTAGTAGTTGCTGCTGCTGCAGAGAAGAGAACCATGCTGTTCGCTCCTGCGAGAGCACCAGAGGTAAGAACTTTGAGACCTGTGCCAGCGATAGCTGCACCCATCTCAATGTCAAAAACAATGCCTGTAAGATTTGTGCCACCTCCTGTTATGGAGACAAGAGAGCCAGAAGTCTGAGAAGTAGCAGAAATGGAGAGCGCACTACCAGTCGTGAGAGTGTTAGCAACAATTTCAACCAATCCTGCTCCTGTATATGCACCTGTGTTGACAATGTAGAGAGCTTGGCCTCCTATGCCAGCCTGCATGTTCAGAGTAAGAAGATCTCCGCTGCCGTCCGTCATGCCAGTGCTGCCTGTAATCTGCATTGCACTACCAGTCGTTAAACTAGTTGCTGATATTGCAGCTATAACACCTGTCGTTGCTGTGTTTGCAGCAAGAAGAAGAAGTCCTGTTCCAGTGTATGCACCTGTCGTAACTGCAGAGAAGGCATTTCCTGCAATTGCTGCATTTAAGTTAGCATAGTACACAGAGCCACCTGTCGTGAAGTTTGCAGTAGTTACTGTTCCCGAGAAAACATTTCCTGAAGTAAGAGCAGTAGAAGAAACTCCAATTGAAGTTCCTGTCGTAGTTACTCCGTCTGTTTCAGAGAATGGGATCGAGAGACCACCACCTCCACCACTGCCTGCAGTGTCAAGATTGTACCAAGCTGCAACTGTGGAGGTGCCTTCATTTATCCATATTGTCGCGCCTGCACCACCATTAGAGTTGAAGAATAGACATCCGACATCATAGCCAGCATCACCATTTGTCGGATTGCCAGCATAGCTACACTCTTTGACTGTCCCATCATTTGAAAGACGTTTTACGATGACAGTAGGAGTTCCGATTTGATATACAGCACCCTGCCAGTTCTGAACATCAACAGACGTTACAAAATCAAGAGGATTGCCATATCGCTTTCCGTTACCGATTGTTTGCGGTGTATAAGCCATATTTTTGTTTAATACTTTGCTCTACATAACTAGAGTTTTCTCTGATTGCATTGTTGCTATAGTGGATTGGATGATATCCAAGTTTAATCAAATCTCCATTCCTAGAGGAGCTCTGACTGTGTCCATCTATCTCAATTGCATAGTTTCCTACAAGAAAATCTATTTCCATATTACTCACTTTATAATGATGAGTGAATGGTATTCTGTTTTTCTTGAGAATCTCTGAGAATATTCTCTCTGTTTTTGTAGAAGAGCTTCTTTTTATAATCCTTCTCATTTCCTTAGTTTCTATCTTGGAGAAGAAAGATTAGAACCAATAGTGGGAGGGTTTTTACTGAACCCTCAAAACAGTTTACTTAGGCGTTTGCACCAGTAGACCAAGGCATGATACGAGAGTCATTGAAGCCATACGCAAAGTCTGCACCTGCGCTGTACTTCATTTCCTTGTTGTCGTAGTCAATAAACTGAGGATCGAGAATAAGAGGCATACCCTCTTTTTCCTGAAGACCCCATTTAGGACCGACTTTACCACGATCGAGAGCACCCCAAGCAGTATCTGAAGTCAAATACGGATTGTCAAGAATCTCATATGCACGATCGATTGCACCGATGCGGTTGGCAGTCAAAGGACCATCACCACGCTCGATAGATTTAAGAATCTCCTGAGCACGGAAGTGAACAGAGGAGTTTTTCTTACAGACGATTGCATCGAGATCCAAGTCGAGGATTTCACCGACACCTCCAAGAATAGCTTGACCAGTCTTCAATGCAGCTTTCCATGCATTATAGTCAAAGCTCATGTTGTTTGTGGTGCCATCTGAAATGACGTTTGACCAGTTTGTGCCACCATCCTCACGAGTGTGAGAAGCTGACTGGAATGCCAAACCATCACCACCAGTGTTTGTCACAGGATAGGCAAACTTGCCTGTAGTCTCTGTGTAAGCAGTGCTGGTAGCATTGTTTATGACATTGGAGAGAACAGTCTCACGGAAACGAATGGCATCATTCTTGAGCTCCATGACGATAGCCTCCAGACGACGAGTCTGAATACCATAACGCCACATCGGACGAGTGATGCGCAGCATTCCAGAGAAGAAGCTCTGGGTGTAAGTTTGTTTGAATCCTTCATAAGGTGAGTCAGCAGGGATATTTCCGTTTTCAGGAATCTTGCTGAAGGTACTTATTGAAGTGAGTGAACTGTCTTTGGTGATATAGTCCGGAACAGGCTCCGAGTAATATATCTCCTTGTGATACTCTTCTAGATCTGCAGGTGACTTAATCCAGATCTCCTGAATGGAGAGATCGGTCAAATCAGAGGCAGCATCCAGATCGAACGGAGTGTTTGTTGGATTTGCAGCCATATGATTATGCAGTTACCTGCCCTGAGCGAATAAAATACCCATACAATTTTGTGCCTCCTACTGCGCCAACAACAGCAAGAGCATGAAATACTCCTGAAGTTGCAGTGCTCGTAGTGCTGGTGTTGTTCACAGTGAGACTATCAGTCATAAGATGGTCTTTGTGAAGCTGGTTGACAGCTGTAGTGTTGGTGCAATCTGCAACAACATAAACAGTGTTTGTTCCAATCGGGTGATAAGGAACTTGGCCAACAGTGTCAGCAGCAGAAGCAGTGAAGCTCTTTGTGCACACACCTGTGCAGTTAAGAGTCGTCACACCAGAGGTTGCAGGAATAAGCTCTGAGTTGGTTTTATCCTCCATCAGAAGCTGTCCTACAACATATGCTTGGTTTGCTTTTGACACACCAGTCATTTTAGGCAATTTTGAGAACAATGTATCGACGATTTTGATTGCCATGTTTGTAATTTAAGTTACTTCTTCTTTTTTGCAGCATTCTTTTTAGCTCTCTCTGCTGCACGTTCATTAATCTCTGTGAGAGTAGAAGCAATTTGCTCCTCACTAAGATTGGGATAGCGTTCACGGAGTTTCTCCATGGTGACTGCATCTTCAGCATTATCAGCTGCAGATCCAGAGCCACCAAGTCCAAGACGTTTCTTCTGCTCATCTTTTGCGCGAATCTCTTCAATCTTTTCGCTTTCAACAGACAAATCTTTGTGGATTTTTGAGAGAATAGTTTTGTATCCAGAGAGAGTCGTGGGCTGTTTATATTGCTCAAATTCTTTCTTTAGTTTTTCCCAATTATCCTTATTTGAGTATTCAGGATAGTTTTCAAGAAATTCATCGACAGCTTGTTTCTCTGCTCCAGCTACTGAGTCTTGAAAAACAGCAACGCGCTGTTTCTCCATTTCTGCTTTGGTGACAAAGCCCTGAGCTTTCGCCCAAGCCTCCAGCTTCTCCTGGTCTTTTGGATTCAATTGAATCTCTTTGCCATCCTTGACTCCTTTTAAGCCTTCAATCTCTTGTGAAAGAGCTGCTGCTTTCGCTTCAGCTGCTGCAGCCTTTTGTTCAGCTGCGGTAGCTTTTTCGTCTGCCTTCTGTGCACTGTCTCTATAATCTCCTATACCTTTATTAAGATTGGTTATCTGCTCCTGAAGTTTTTCAAGAGTAGGAACTTCATCCTTTCCATCATCTACTGCCATATTGATTTGACGACCTTTTTTATACAGTGAGAGGCGCACTCACGGGAATCAATAGTGACCCTGTATGGATCCAGGGTTGAACCCTCCATCCAATAACAGCGGAAATTGGATGAAGAGCCGAAGAAAGATCCTCTCCAAGGAGAGGGTTCAACCCTTGATTGCACAGAGACTATTTTTATTTTTAATGTACTCCTTATAGTATGCTTCCAAAACTATAAGATAGGTTGAATACTACTTGTTACTCTTCTGACTTCATCTCCTCAAAGGAAGTGCACCATGCATCATAATCATAAGCAACAGCAGGATCGATCTTTTCAGTGGTATTCAACACAATATTCTTGACAGTCTCCAGACGAGTCTTCAAGCCAACACCACCAAACTCAGCCTTTGTTTCAAGGAACTTAGTAAACTCATCTTGGAACTCTGTCAATTTCTCGTCAGGAATCTCAAAATGCTTGCTTCCATCCTCCTTCTCTGTGAGTTTTGGCTCTCCTTTTTCATCGAGATCTGCATATTTTTTGATTATCTCAAGACGAGTTGCTTCATTCTCCTTCACCTCTTCCGCAAGCATTTCAACAAATTTAGTGCGATTTCTGCTGTCTTGACCTGACAAAGACAGTGTCTGAAGCCAATTTCCTAGACCAAGTAGATATTTTCTTTCAATCGAGAAATGCATATTATTTTATTATTATCGGATTTTAAACTCTGGCTGGGGACGATTAGTTTTCTGGTATGTTGCCATAATAAATGAGCGAACACGATTGCAATGCTTCTGAACAGTATCGAATGAGTCTGATGCGCCAAGAGCTACAGTGCGACGATCTCCAGGCCAATACTCTTCCTCAACCACACGCTTTGTCTTTGGATCCATTTTGTATTCTCCCGTCTCAGGATCTTTGACAGGACGGAAGTCCATCGCCACAGGAGACAGCCTCTTAGGAACAAGAATCGTCAAAGCCATACCAGGCTTGTCATCATATCCTGTAACCTCCAGTCCAAAGTCCACTCCAAGAGTCTTCTCAACAATTGCAACAATGCGCTTGTCTACTTTTTCATTCATCTTGGAGGCATACTCAATGTCCTCTGATTTAGGAGCCTCTTTGAAAGCATTAGCATCTCCTGTCTCCAATCTTACAAGACGCTTATCTATTTTCGCAACAGTTTCTGCAACACTGCTTATTGCTGAAAGAATAGTGTCCATTGCAGAAGCTTTCTTCTCTGCTGTTTCTTCTTTTGGAGCAGTCTCTTCTCCAATTTTTGTGCCAATGGGAGGAAGAACTTCTCCTCCTGTCTGCAACTCTTTAAGAATTTCCTGCAACTCTTCTTTCTTCTTTCCTGGATTTACTTCTTTGCCAAACTTCTGTATCTCTGCAAGAAGTTCTGCTTTATTCATCTCTTCGATTTGCATAATAATTTAGTTAAGAATAATACCTTTCTTACGCTGTGCATTCTTTTTCTGGACAAACTCGGCCACACTCCCACGAGTGATTTTGCCCTTTAAAAGTTGTGCTTCACTTCTGGCTATTGCCATTGCAATCTCATCAACACCGAGTGTTATGAGTCTTTTTACCAGACCTCTCTGCTGCTCTTCCGGATCCAATTTGAAAGTAACCTCATATGGAATCTCTGTAACTTTCCTCTCATAGCGCATCTGCAATGATTGTCGGAGCTCCTCATTGGCTATGAAGTAGACAAACATATACAGATCGAGGAAATTCATCCTCATCGACAGTGTGCCATCAGGCTTATCAGCATCAGACATCTCGATATCAACAAACTTGCACTCCACATTTTTGTTTGTGCCAATCTTTATTTCATCCTTGTCCATTGCAGTCACTTCAAAGGTAGGAAGAAATGAAATCTCCTTTGTCTGGTCTGCAGTGCGGACTTTCCATTTCTTTGTTTCTATTTCAGATTTAGCCATTTGCGTGTGTATTTATTTTCTTCATGAATAATCTTGCAGCATTACGTGCTCCTTGCTGTCTTGCATAAGACAAAGCAACAGAGTCAATGGATCCTTCAGAGATCTCTACAGAATTCTCTGAGATGATTTCATTTGCAATCGATTCAAGAAATTCAGCATACTCTTTGAGTAAATTCTGAGCTCTTGTCGCATGGTACTGCTTCAATCTATCTTTTGACAATTCTTGAGCCATGCTATTTTTTTCTCATGTCTTTTCTTCTCTTAAGATACTGTCCCCAAGTCAATTTTTCAACAGACCTATCTTCATTATGCAGTTCTACAAACTTTTTTGGAGAAGTATCATGCTTGACAATTGTTCCTCGTTTCAATTCAGATTCAGCTTCATGAGGATATAGTTTGTATTTCTGTCCTGAAAGCCACATTTTACCAGAAGGATGTTTCGCATAGTCTAATACTGAGCGATATGTTTCTCTTTTTGGTTTGTCTTCTCGCGTGTATCCTTTAGCCATATTATTTGTCTTTGAAAAAATCCTTTAAATATTTGTGAGTATCATCATATGTTTTACTTGCTCCTCCATTAAGAGAATATCTCTTTTGAATTGGTCTGTCAAATGCCAGTCTTCCTGTCTGTCTCCATTTCTCTGCAAGAGCATGGACAGGATGCACTTTCTTAGATGAATCTTTTTTTATGTATCCTTTAGCCATATATTATTGAGTAGTCATTGCTGGCGGATTATTAACTTGAGCAGGAGGAACAACAGTTGAAGGAGCTGCAGGAGAAGCTGTCGGAGCAGCACCAGGACCACCAGCAGCGACAGGAGTAGGAGCAGCAGGTTTCTTGCCAGCCAAGAAGTCAAGCCAGTCTTGTGGAAGCCAATCACGAGGATCCATATCAAACGACTTCAGCAATTGCTTCGCTGGCTTTGCATTTGTTTGAGGCTGACCAGCTAAAAGAGGAACAAGCAAGTTGGTCATGCGAAGAGTGTTTGCTTGGTCGAGAGCATCAGAAGTAGTCAAGAGAGACTCTGCTTTCACGTGCACATAGCCAGAGAACTCAACATACTCAGGTTTGACAGGGAAGAACTGTGTTGTCTCACTTTCAGAGAAGTTTCCATCCTGGTCTCTCTCAAGTCCAAGAGATGCTTTCTTGTATTTCAATGCATAGAACTTTTCCTTTCCTACAACTCCTTCATTCTCAATCTTAAAATAGTCTCTGTTTGCTTTTATTTCTTTAAGATAATCAAGCTGGTCTTGACGATTCGTGAGATGCTCTACCTCATAATCTGTGTATGTTTGCTGAATCAACGAAATGCGATTGTAAAACTCCCATGACAATGCATATTGAAGAGACTTGAGAGGAAGAGCCAAACGCTTCAATCCTGCTTCTCTGTCCACGCCAACTTCAAATGCGGTCATCTGTCCTGGTTGGTCATTGTTCTCTCCTGCAAGTTTTGGAGTGATACCTGTCTTTGCATCTTCCTTACTCTCCAGCCACTCGATGGAGTTCTGTCCTGTCTGGTTTCCTTGAGGAATCTGAAGCCAACTTACATTCTTAGGATCGAGAGTACGACGCAATATGCCTGGAGTTATTTTTATATTCTCATCCTCCATGTCATTGGTACCAGAGTAGAATCCCATGGGAGAAATAGTGAGAAGCAATTGACGCATATCCATGTTCAGGATACGATCTATCAGCTCCTCATCATTCTCCATTGCTTCTACAATTCCAATTCCATAAGGAGTATCATCTCCACGAAGAGACCAATATCCATAGGTGCAAGAGAGTCTTTTATTGTTTTGAGGAAGTGGCTCTGCAATAACCATAACATTGTTGCATTCCATTATGAATGTATCACTGTACTGGTTCTCATAGAAAAATACTTCAGTCATTCCTTTCTTCTGAGTCTGAGGAGAGACTCCAGTCATGTTCGACGTATTGCGTGTGAACAATCCTTGGATGCTTTCACGAGTATCACCACCAGCTTTCACATAAGCCATGTTTGGAAACTCATCGACAGGAAATGTTCTCTTCAAATCATCTATGTACCATACCTCACGCCACATCCAATCTCTGGTTGAGAACATATCTTCAGGACGAGACTGCTCATCGAGCCAGACATTGAAGTTGTTAAGATTCATGTATGCAACATCATCCATCTTTGTGACTAGACGAGTTTCATACTTACGACGACCTGTTTTTGAAATGCCTTTCAAGAATCTTGCATCATGGAATATTTGTCTATTGAAAGTCCTTCCTGCAAACCATCCACGCTTTGCCATATTGTGGACAGAGAGTTTAACTTGTCCCAAAGAGTTTGTATTGCGAAATGATTTTTCTCCTAGAGCTTTCACGAAGGCTCTTGTATATGTATACTTTGGATCGTCTTCCTCCAGTAAATATGATGGAGATGAATCAACGAGAATTCCAAGTGCAGTGTTTACTTTACCGAATGCATTGTTGATTGCGAGTGGTCTTTGATTAGGATCCAGCTCTGAAGCAGGAATGTCAGCCATGCGACGGAAATATTTTTTATCGAAGCGACGCATCTCTGCATCTATGTTCAGACCATAGACATTGTGACGAGAGTTAAGGAGAGCCTGTTTGCGACGACGCCACTGGTGGTATATTTTGCTCTCCTCTCCAATTGGATGATATCCTGATTTGTCTGCTGCTTGGTCTTCTGGTTGAGCAACGATCTTGTCATCTGACATCGTCTCAATGGTTGCTGCCTTACGTTCAGACGTAATGATGTCATCTTTGACAAGTTTACCATCAGACCTTTCGTCCTTTTTCTTTAGAGCCATATTTTATTTATTTAAACGATGGATGTTTAGTAGCAATGTGTTGTGCCATCTTTGCAAAGTTTTCGTCTGAGCTATGGCTGCTATACTTTGTGGTGCAATGAGGACAAGAAGTACCTTTGCCAGAGGCATTGCGGTTTCCCTTCATAGACTGAAAGCGTTTACCATTTGCACCATCTGACTTCATATATCCGGATGCCATATATTATATTAAGTATACTGATAAAATACTGTTTAGGACGATTTGTCTTCCTTTTTCTTAGCCATACTACTTTAGTTTTGAATGAAAATGTTTAACCACAGCCACATATCCTTTTTTAAAACGATGTGCTCCTTTAGAATTTATTTCATCCATTCTACTTTTTATAATAGATGGATTGTTCTTGAATTCATTTCCAATTCTTTCCATATGTCCCTTTGGCAGAGTTTCTGGCTTTTGATATCCTTTTGCCATATTATTATAAGTTTACCTGATAATTTATTAAAAAGTTGAATACTGTTTTTTAAGTCCACTATTTGGTCTGTTATGTCTGTTCAAGACAGGATTGTCTACTGGTGAATCTGTAGGAAAGTCCAGCTCATCAATGGTCTTAAACTCTTGTGGTAAACCATGTCTTTCTGCATACTCTCTCATTTTCTTCTCTACTACAGACTCAATTTTCTTCTGTCTTGGAGTGTCTTTAATTCCTTGTATTGCTAAGCCATACGCAATGACTCTGTCGTCATGTCCTGTCCCTTCTGCTCCATATCCCTGCTTCCCACCTTCGTCTGTTTGCACAAAGATCTTCATCTCTTTCAACAGCTCCTCTGAATTGATTGTAGTAGAGTGTTCACGAACAGCCTCTTCAAGATTGTCAACTAGCAGAGGCTTTGTCATGCCAGTAGTATTCCATCCAATGATTTCATTCTTCTGACCTGTCAAAGTGTCTGTTGATTCACGACGATACAGATTCCAATAACGAGGACGCAATATTTGTATGACAGCATGGCCATGGTTGTTGCTCTCAGGAACCAGCATTGCATTATTGTAGTAATGGCCAATCTCTATGGCAAGCTCAGCCAGCTTGTTAGGAGGAGTGTAGTTGCTTGCGAACTCTGCAGCTTGAACTCCAGTGTATGCATTAATCACCTCAATCACTCCATTGTCACCACCACGACCTTCTGAAGCATCAACACCAATCACATAACGAAAATCTTTCAGAGGCTTCTCCCAGATAAACAGATCTCCATATTTGCGCTCGATCGGAGGGATTGCTTTGTATGATTGCAAGTCAGCCATATGGAAAACATTGCGACCAGTAGCAAGAAACGCCTCCAGAGAAGTTGTCGGATACTCTTGCACAACCAATTGTTTGTGTCGTTTCACTTTGTCCATGTACCAGACAAGCTGCTCTTTGGTCAAATCAAATCTCGTGAATATGTCAGGAATAGTTCCAAAGAGTAAAGACAAGGTATGATACTCATCAAGCAATTGCTCTATAGGCTTCTCTGAAAACTCTGCATAATCATCATCCCACATCCAATTATAAAAATGCTTTGTATACTCTGATTGTGGATCCTCCCATTCCTCGTAAAACTTTCCCGCTACACCATTGCCAGTAGATTCCAGATTAATTCTTCCATCTTTTGGAACACTTTCCAAAGTACCAGCCAGCATGTCTTCTGCATTCCGAATGAAATGGGCTTCCGATACATGGAGATTGTTAACCGTTTCTGAGCGCGTGTCCATAGTAACATAGATCTTAGAATCCGATTCAGGAAAGTATATTTCATTTCTGTTGTCAAGCGATGAACGCTGTTTTAAATATTCTGGTAAATTATCATATGCCCTCTTCACAATCTCGAACATCTTGACCACCTTGTCCTGCTTGTGAGCTATAATTGCGGTGCTAGTGTTCGCATTGGTCAGTGTATCATCAAGGAACTCAATCAAGCATTCTGTTGTGAATCCTAGTTGACGTGCTTTCAGAATGAGATTCTTGTTTGTCTTGGTCAGTGCATAGTTCTGCTGTGCTGTGTTACGATGAAAGATCTCAAGAGTTTTCCTCTTAGTCTTTATCTTGTACAAGTTGTTCATCCTCCATCTCTTTGAGCCAAGAAGATTTGCAGCTGCATCGATTTGTTTTTGCTCAGCCTCTGTCATAATAGATCTTTGAGCACTTCAGACTTCTTTTTTATATTTCCGTAGATCGGACCAGAGAGAATGTCAGCGATGCCATTCTTATATCGGAACATTTTGTTTCTGTCTTTGCAAGTACGAGCAACCACTTCAATTTGCTTACGATATCCTTCAAGCTCTACTTTGTATCGGAATGAATAATCGCTGAGCCATTTGCTCCACCACTCATCCTGTGTCATGTCTATCGTTTGCTGTCTGACATGAATCAACTCATGCTCATGGATTTCATTTGGAATTGGATCCTCATACCAAATCTTATTTCCAGTAGTAATCCAAATCCTCTTATTGTCAATCGAAGTAGCACCTGGAACAGCCCTCTTTATAAGCTCCCATACTTGTGGTTTGCCATGAATAAGTTGATGCTCAATCATTTTGTAGGGGTAGCTTCTACATATTTACGGACATAGGGATCTGAATCACTGAAGACTGAATTTGTACCATGGTGCCACATCGATGCAACTTCTTTATCGGAATAACCTTGCTTGAGCATATGGTCTACTCTATTTTTTGCAAACTGTTCTTGAAGAGCAGGAGATGCAATAAATTGAGCAGGAGTTACAGAGCGACCGAGATACTTCATAGAGAGCTCTTTCAGGACAGTGCTGTTGACTTGGTACTTTCCATAATCAGTTGTACCATTGGTGTTATGATTGACAGCCATGTAAGGCTGCTTCTGTCCTGCAGACTCATTACTTGCAATGCCAGAAAGAGTTTTATTGAGAATGGCATCAGCGTCAGATCCTCTCAGCTTTGAGTAAGGAAGATTTGGCTCATCTGTCACCTCTTGATTGGAGCTGAGTATGCTTGCAGCTTTACGAGCACCATCAGAGATTGGTTTGAAGACTGCATTGCTAACAGCTGCAGGAAACTCTTTCACAGAGTCAAGAACAGAGCCAGCAGCAGCATTAGCTGCAAACAAAGGAGTCGTGAGAGCATCCATTGCATGTCCAGCTGCATCTTTGAATACAGTGTCACCAGTATCAATAAACTTCTGAAGGAATGAGGATGGAGCCACAGTAGACGATGGAGCATTTGCCAGCATAGGCTTCTCTTGAGTTTTAAGAGTTTGTAATGCTACAGTGTTTGCATTATCAGACAAGACCGAATGCTGATTCATATTATTTTGCACGCATTTTTCCTCTAGCTGCACGATTAGGATACTTTTTAATTTCACCACTTGACATTTTATTTTTCAATTATAGCTAATATGTCTGACTCTTTAAGGATGAACACTTTTTGTCCATCGATTTCAAACTCAGGACCGAACGAGAACACTACTCTGTCTCCCACTTTGCACTCCATTGGATAGAATGGCCATGAAGTCAGAGAGACACCAGATCCATCTCCAGCATCCCTTGGCTCTCCCAGTCTGCCTCGACCAACAGCAATCACTTCACCTTCTGTGTGACGTGACTGTTTGTTTTCAGACGATAAGATTATTCCAGAGGATGTCTTTTCCTCTGTAACTTTTATCTCCTTTACTATTACTCTGTCTGCTAAGGGTTTAATCATATCTATTTTTCAAAGAAAAGAATAATCGCTGATGCTATCAGTGCTGCTCCATAGAATGTGTCAAAGCCTTTCACAATCATAACAGCACCTATGAAGAAGATAAGAGCAGCCAGAGCAGTATGCGCGAAGAAGTGTGATTGTTTTTTTATCATAAAAGCATTCCATCATAGACTTGCACAGGCTCCATACAATTGTGCTGCCGTGCATGTCGTTTAATAATTCCACAGTGCTGGCATCGATTGTCTGATTTCCAAAATGAACCATTTCCTCTTTTTTTTATTTGAATTCTTCTTGAGTGTCCTGGATTCCTTTCATCAAACAAAGCTATGTGCTTCTCATAATCCTCTTTTGTTTTATCAGGATTTCTCTTCATCCACTGGTATGCTCTTTTGTATGCACGCAATTTTTCTGCATTGTCTTTTCTGTATTGATTAGTATACAGCCTAAGATTCTTTTTATACTGCTCCAATTGATTGTTCATAGAGGGAATGAGTACATTGCTTTGAATGGAATGTCTTTTGGTAAGTCTGCTAGAATATGCTTGTGAGGAATGTAACGCTTTGAATGGAACTTCGGAATGTGGTGTCTTGCAGATTCATCTTCTTTATGCATCTTGATGTAGATTTGCTGAATGTGAGGAGGGAGTTTTATATCAACTACTTTCTTGATTGCCTCTTGGTAAGGCTCTTTGATTATTTGAGGAACAAGTCTTTTGTATCTTGCAATCTGTCTGTCTTTGATAAAAACTCCTTCAGCGATTAAGTGATGTCGGATTGCTGTTGAATGATGAAGATTGAATGCTGCTGCTATTTTACTTATTGGAACTCCCTGCTGATACAATCGAACTATGATGACTCTCTTGCGGAGAGGTATTTTGTTCTCATATGAGTATTTAGTTATCCGAGACAGAGTTTCCATGGGACTCTTTGAGCTGTTGAATAATATGAAACAGAGACATTGCACCAGTGTGTTCAATTTGCTCCTTTGGTTTTCCTATGGTGTGCTCAAGCAAGAGACGTGCAGCATTAACATCAGGAGCTTTTGAGTAGTAGAATGTCTCACCATCTTTGTCCACATCCTCAATCTCGATACCAACAGCAGAGCGATAGAGAGCATCATACACTTCCACTGCATCCTTTTCAAAACGCTTCAGCATGAACTCTCTAATCTTTTGAGTACGCAAAGTTGCAGTTGAAGTAGGACGACCTATTTTGAATCCTGACTTGTCTGGAAGTATAATTGCAGTATTCATACTTATGTAAACAAAGACTTTACTTTATGCCAAATCGTTGTATTGCATTTATGCTCTGAATCATCAAGCAAGTCAACGATATTGCAGCACTCATGATAATACTCAGCTGCTTGTGAGTGCTGAGTTTTGATGATAGGCTTATTTTGAGAGAGCCTAATATTGTCTATAAGGAGATTGTAATTTGCATTTAAATAGGCTTGTGCATATTGCATCTCCAAATTTTCATGCTCACAAAGATACTCCAAAGCAGAAAACTCTCCATCTCTTATTAAAATTTCTTCAACTGCTTGTTTATTAATTGGCATGATAAATATCTTCTTCAACTTCACAGAGCCAGAATCTTCGAAGAGCTTGTCTTATGCTATTGTAATCTCTCTTCGTCCAGCCTCTGAATTGGTATTTTTTTTCGTAAGTCATTTCATCTTGGCACAACATAGTAGGCTGGCTGGTAGGAGATGACCCTAGGCCGATTGTTTTCATTGTGCCGCCTTTATTGATGGCTTACAGCTCTGTCCGAGGGTTTCCCATCTCGGACTAAACTGTTCTGTATCTGAGAATGCTCTGGAGGGCTAACTTCAGAGCTGTAAAACATCAATACGATCCTTCTTAATTAAAACTCTTTTTCCGAAAAAAGTAAAGCAATAGGATTCAGCAATCGAACAGACCAGACTGCTTTTTAGGAAGAGAAGAGGCTATATTTACTCTGTCCTCATCATGCATCCAAATAGCACCACATTTTTCACACAATTCCCATTTGCGAAAATAACTTTTTTGATTTTTCTCTTGTTTAAATTTGAATTTATCAAAAGATTTATGAGTTCTCCAAATCAATATAGTTCCGCAGTGTTTACAAAAATTACAGCTAATCTCTAAAAATGTCGATTTCATTGTGGAGTTACACACTACAGACATACTCTTTGGCAAGGAATAGGAACAGGAAAAGCCCGCCTGAAGGCTGACTTGCTCCGATGTCTTAAGATTTATAAAATGCAGATTTCTCTCTGCGACATCTCTTCCAAGACTATCTACAGAGGCCTGATAAGGCTTGCAGTTAATGTTCAACGCTCAGGAATCTAAAGCTACGTTGAAGTGATTCTCTTGTGGCTGAGGTCTTGTAATCCTGTAACAAGCACATCCAGGTTGAGTCCTCCACTTATGGCATCCAGTATGGTTAAAGTGGAGGTCAGCCCTCACCATACCAGCAGATACAGAAAACATTGTTTTCTGTGAGATGCTGTCGTCTACGAAGATTGCAGCCCGCAACAATAAAAACTGCATTTTCTGACAGCACTACAGCATCTCACAACCAACAAAATCTTCACTAAGTATGCTCCATAATTTTTATTTAGTCAAGCAATTTTACTGTTTGGAAACTTCTCTACGATTTTGGAAAGTGTTTGAGGATGGAAAAAGCCTCTTTTCTCGCTCTTCTTTTGAAATAAGAATTTTTGGATTGCCATAAAAGTGACTTTTTATCAGCAAAGCCCTCTTATACAATTGAGGAGTTGGATACTTCCTGTGCAATGCAGCTATTTCATCTTTATATAGCTCTGCACGTTTCTTCATTTCTGGTGTTTGTTCAATATTCATAACAGTATTTTCTGGTGCAGCAAGCCAGAATCGGACTGGCGCTATCAGTTTGGAAAACTGATGTTCTACCATTAAACTACTGCTGCTTGTTAAAGAATTTCCATCACTCTATCTAAATTGAATACTACTTCATATTGTCCTCCTGCAGCTATCATCTTGTCTCCAAACTCTTTTTGTAAAGGTGACTGCTTCTTTCCTGGCCTCTTTACTTCCAGTCCATAGAGCTTTCCATTCTTCAAAACGAAAATGTCAGGAGCTCCTGGAATGCCAAAGCGCACGAATCTTCCTCCCATGCTACCTGCTCCAACATTATTGCGGAAGTGAAATATTCTCTTTAGTTGGAGATACTCCAAAATTTGTTTTTGGATCTCTTTCTCCTTCAATTCATAGGCCATAATAAATTACAAAACGAAAATTGCTCTTCCGGCAAGTGTTGCAAAATAAGGATAAAGTCTGTTATCACCTACTTTCACTTGTGTTTTGTTCATTTTTCCTTTACTTTTCCAAGGAACAGAGGCATACTTAATAGTGGACAGGAGGAGTAAAAAATAGAAAGTTTCTTCATTCCTGATTTTACCTCGGAATCTTTAAAAAGTAAAGGAGGTGAAAAAACGACGAAGAGCTGGTTGGACTTTGAAAGGAGGAATATATAAGGGCTTGTCCTTTAGCAAGACAACTAAGATTCAGCTATAGCTTCCCTTGTTTCCTCCACTCAGAGTCCGACTGGCTCTCTCGTTAGTTCCTTGAAAACTGAACAGATTATAGAATAATAAGTAGTTATGGAAAACTGCATAAAAAAAGTTGTTACTATAAAACTTTTCCACATTGGAGAAGATTATGGAACAATAGGAGTTGGAAAAGATAGGAAGGATGTAAGTTTAGGTGTGGTTGAGATGATATTTGGAAGAGAAGTTATTGAATAAATTATAAAGTTCCTTACGTCTTCTATAGTGCTCGTGGAGCTGATTGTTATCACCCGTAAGGAGATAGCAGCCTATGGACTCTCCATGAGCACTATAGAAGAAAACTAATTATGACACTAAAAAGAATAGAAGGAGTGTTCATTGTCAAAGATCCCAGCGGAAAGAAATGGTTCTTGGAAACATTGGATGAAGCATTTAGTTGGATAAATTACCTATATATAAAATATCAATCATGAAAACTATAGGAGCAAAGATGTTCACAGGAATAGAAGCATCCAGATTGTTTGCAAGACTGTATCACGAATTGTCAAAGGGAAAGCAGGAAAGATTTGGAGAGTCTGTAAGAGCATTATTTGACAAGAAGATTACTGATGCAGATGAAACTTCTTTTTACCTCACAGAGCGTGATGTGTATGAGTTATATAACAAAATAACATAATATGGAAGCTGAATTAGTAGACATGTTTAGTGTGACCACCAGAGACATGGCGATGAATCCTGGTACGAAAAAATTGTACTTTGTAGAAACGAAGAAAAATTCAAAGTCAAAAGAACATAAAGAAAAGCCCTTTGCATCAGTCAATGTTAAACTTGGAACCATGGTCGTTGGCACCATCGCATGCCAAGCAATAGGTCTCGATGGAAAGTTTTACAAGCCTTATCACGATGCAACCCATAAAGTTATAGGATTCAAAGTGAATGATCGTGTGCTCAACGAGGAGCAAAGGAAGGGTTGGAGGTTTGCAAAATTGAACAAAGGACAACTCTTTATCTCTGTCAAGCCAGCAATCAATTCAATGGCAGGATTAAAAGACAAATATAAGAAGTTGGAGATAAAGCGTTACAAAGACTACCAGAGCCAAATGGACAGTGATGTTTATTATTATGTTGAGTTGAAATAAATCTATGAGTCATGCAAAGCATGGAGGAAATAAAAAGAGTGCTAACAATGACAGGAAAGTAAAGAGCTTTGAGCGCAGATACAAAATGACAAGAGCAGATTGGAGAGAGCTTAAAAAGAAGTCTCCTCAAGAGGCTAATCAGCTAAGATTAAAAGCACTAACAAAATAGACATGGAAGACCACGACCAAGAGATGCTAGATGACATCACAGGAGAAGGAGTAAGCAATTGCTGTGGTGCCAAAGTTTACAAGCAAGGAGATGCAGTTCTTTGTACTGATTGCAAGGAGTTTTGCGAAGAAGTTGAAGAGAACCAATAATATGAAACACATCAGTAAAATAAAAAGAGGCAAAAATGAGGTAAAGCCAACTGTCGTCGTGACGAAGAAACTCGATGATGGTCTTGACCAAGAGTTCCGTCTTGCAAATGGAAAGTATACAACCATAAGGAAATTCTTGAAACCTAAAGATGCATGGACGACCAATGGAAGAGTGAAGAGAACACTCATCAGCCACGATGGGGTTAAGAAAATAGCAGATGCTGCAGGCATTAGCAAAGCTCCTCAATACAGAGTGCTTACTCAGCCTGATGCTATGAACAATTATCAGTACACGATTGAGTGCAAAATCTGCTTCTTAAAAGATGGAGAGTGTGCTGCTGAAATAGGAGAAGCAAATCGGAGTAATCTTGGTTCCAAAGGTCGAGGGAATCCTGCCAACATGGCTGAGAAAAGAGCCTACGACAGAGCAGTGTTCCGTCTGCTAGGAATTACAGGTTTGCTTTCAGAGGAAGAATTACAAGATGAAGAACCAGATGATGATAAAATGGATGGATTAAGTAAAGATGAGAGTAAAGCGATAGCACCGACTGTCAATCAATTGCTGCTTGCAAAAACGAAGGAAGAGTTTGCAATATTCAACAAGGACATGAAAGAAAAGGCAAAAGAATTTCAACCTAACCAGCTTGATTATCTTAGAAAGTTATACAAGAAATTATTAGCTAATGTTCAAAGCAGTTTCTAGCATGGTAAAAGTAAAGATAACAAGACAAGAAGCTTCTAGAATTTCATATGAATCATGGAATCTCGATGCTCCTAGCTTCTACATAATAGAAGGAGAAGTTGTAAAAGACAAGCCTTGGTATTTCAATTCTAAATCAGAGATTGTAAAATGCAATGACATAAAATCAGGCAAGCATCAAAAAAGAATTGAATTTGGAAATGCATTTGAGACTGCAGAACAAGCATCACAAGCAAGAGATGCAATTAAAGCTCAGCTAAAAAGCATAAAATGAATCTCACTGCAAAACAAATAGGATTAGAGAAGATCTCTCCCAGCCAATTAGACTGCTATGAATCTTGTCCCAAACTCTTCTACTACAGAGATTGGTTAAAACTCTCTCTTGAACAAGACAGGATTCACATGGATTATGGAAATGCAATCCACAATGCGATAGAATCTATATACTTGGAATATGATAACCATTTTGGAGGAGGATGGCAAGCAGGAGAGTTTAAGAAAGTTATAGAGCGATTTGAGATGCACTGGAAGAAAAGTAATGTTCCTCAGTCTTCTTATGAAAAGGTTATGAACACTGCATTCGGTAAGGAAATGCAATTCAAAAACAAAGAGGCTCTCTATGAGTACATGTATGATGATGGAATAAAAATGCTGAAGTCATACTGGGACAATAAAGAGCTGCTCTTGACTCAGCATAAGTTGGATCTTGTAAAGTTCGAGCTGCCAATGAAAGTTCCGATGGTGAATCCAAGCAATCCTAATGAGAAGCTTCCTATACCATTGAGCTTGCGCATTGATGCAGAGACGCGCGATGAGCAAAAGGGAGTGGACTTCAAAACTAGTAAATCAAAATACGATCCTGTGGAGACTAGGAAAAAAATACAAGGACAATGCTACTGTTTTGTACGAGGATACAAAGAATTTGATTATGTTGTCCTCCGCAAAGATCTTAAATCTGATGATAGAATACAAGTTGTCTCTCTTGTGTATGATGAGGCAGACATGCAGGCATTCTATCATCGGGTTGAGGCAATTCTGGATGGGATCTCTCAGAGACACTTTGAGAGACCACAGCGCGGTCATCAGAATTGGTGTGATTGTTTGAAGTATGATAAATTATTAAGTGTGGAAGGAATTGTATTAAATAAATAGCATGGGAAAGATTCAAATAGTAGACAAGACAGAGTTCGAGAGGGCAGTTGAAGATGCATTGCTAGTAGGAGCGCAAGTCGTCATGAATGCATCAGCATTCGGGAAGACAGTTGAGGAGTTACAGACTCTTGGAGAGGCAATCCAATATGCTTCTGACAAAGGTGTTGATGTGGTTGTGTGTGCAAATAAATTATCAGAAGTAAACGAGTAATATGGAGAATTCAAAAAAATACACAGAGGCTCATGGTGGAGATTTTATTCGCTTTGAGGAAAATGTTCCTGTCACTGTCAAACTATTGAAAGACAAGGAGGTAAAAATAAAAGATACTTTCAAAGGTGGAGAGCTTGATGGCATGCGCTATCTCGTTGAGCTTCCTGGTGGAGAGAATACGACATTCCAGACAGCTGGCATTACTCTCATCAGTGCTCTCGCGAAGTGCAATGAGGGTGATACTGTGACAATAACAAAAGTGAAGCGTGGAGTGAAGACAGTCTACGAGGTGAAGAAAGGCGATGAGGACATCAGCATGGGAGTTGATGGAGAGCCAGCAGTCGGAGAGGCTCCTGCAGAGGGTGAATGGTAATATGATACAATTCCCTTCAACTTTTCACGGATTTAGAAAGACTGTAATGGGAGAGAGTCTTCTCACTCTGTCTATTGATGAGACTTTCTCCAAGGAGGCAGCAGAGCTCTTGGGAAAGAAAACCAATGCAATGTTCATGGTGTACTTGGAAGACATACAGCCAGAGGATAATATCAAAGAAGACTCAAAAGGATTGAAGGAGAAGTTCGTTGCAAGGATGCATGTGTTGCTTTCTGATATAGCAGAGCTAGATGGAAAGACACCAGAGGAAGCAAAGGAGGAATTGAAGAAAGGTCTCATCAAAGAAGGTACAATAAAAAGCAGCACAAAAGAACTCAGTGTCAAACAGCTTGCAGTTGTATGCAATTCATTGGAGAGTGTAATTAAGTCAAAACATGGATGAAAATAATAAAGAAATGGAGAAGTTGTTTTCAAAGAATCCATTTGAAGGATATTTGGAGCGAATAAAAAGAGTATCAGCTAAGGATGGCCAAACTGTTAATCCTGTCCATGAAGTCGTAAACACTTATTATAAATCGAAAGGACTTGATGGAAAACCAAAGAAATTCTATGAAGGAAGGAACAGCTATGCAAAACTGGCTAGAGAGAGTAAAAAGCTTCTTGAAGGATGCAATGAGTACTCTGCGTTGATACCACTGCT